CTCGATGACATCGGGTGATATTTGGGTCGTCTCCTTGCCTTGGAACTGCGCAATGATCTCCTTGAAATGGTTGATCCTCTTGTAAGCGTAGAAACAGACTTCTTTAGGAGGCTCCTTGTAAGACGGCTTTTCGTTTTCGATCAGATAGGGGACGTTGGTTGAGCATTGGTTGCAGATGAGGACGCCTTCGTCCTCCAGGGGAATCATTTCGCCCTTGTGGCAATACGAACAGACATCGGTGGGTCTCACAAAGGAGTTCACATCCAAAAAGGACTCGTCGATGCTGCACAAATATTGTCGAACAAGGTTCTGATTCAACGTTTCTGCCGTGTCTGTCTTTGGTGACGACATGTCTTCCTTTTTGATTTTAAAAAAATCATTGACCATCTTGAGCTTGGATGAATTCGACGAAGAAGACGGCGTGGCATTGGTGGTGTTGGATTTGAGCGTCGTGGAAGAGATGTTCTTCTTGTTCTCAAAGTACTCGAAAATGTACTTGGAGTTGTTTAGGTAATAGTCCATCTTTTTCGCTTTCAGGGTGCGAATCTTCTTGGTGACTTCGTCGGCTTTGTCTTCCAGTGACAACTTTTCCTCGAGAGTCAGGGTGTCTTTGCCGTCTTGGAGTTTTCGCAAGACCTCTGCCTTTTCCTGTTTCAGCAGAGGGATGTTCTGAGATTCATCACGCATGAATTCATTGACGAATTCACGATGTTTCCCATCGAGAGTAGTGGATATTTTCTTGCAGAATTTGAATTTTTTGGCAGCTTTCGGCTTGAACGAGGGCATCTTTTTTTCTCTTTTTTTTTGGTGATGTGATGTGATAATGCCCCTTTTTTTTGCTGTAATGAAATCTGAATTTGTTGAGACAGACACTTACCCTATTTAATTCGATTCTTGGAACCAAAAACCAAAACTGTTTTTTTTTATTGAAATCAAGAGAATCTTTTGAAAGCCGGGGCTCGGAGTGTCAAGCACCGTTTGAAAATGTTGGCAACAATTTTTTAACGTCACCGTGTGGCAGCTCACCACGTGTTAATTTTTTTTTAATTGGTTGTTTCCTCGATTTTTTTTCTTTTAGGAGTGTATAAAAAAAACCAACCACAAAAGACAACTACAACCATGGGAGGAGGATTAATGCAACTCGTCGCCTACGGCGCCCAAGATGTGTACTTAACAGGTAATCCGCAGATCACCTTTTGGAAGGTAACCTACCGCAGATACACCAACTTCGCCATCGAGTCCATCGAGCAGACCTTCAACGGTCAAGCGGACTTCGGTCGCAGAGTGCAGTGCGTGATCTCCAGAAATGGTGATCTTGCCTACCGCACTTACCTCCAGGTCACCGTGCCTGAGATCAACCAGCTCATGGGTGTCGCCTCCTATGCTGCTGGCTCCAACTCCGGTGTGTATGCGCGTTGGTTGGATTTCCCCGGCGAACAGCTTATCGCCCAAGTTGAGGTCGAGATTGGTGGCCAGAGAATCGATCGCCAGTACGGTGATTGGATGCACATCTGGAACCAGCTCACCATGACTGCTGAACAACAGAGAGGATACTTCAAGATGATCGGTAACACCACCCAGCTTACCTTCATCACTGATCCTTCCTTCTCTGCCGTTGACGGCCCTTGCGACTCCCTTGCTCCCCGCCAGGTGTGCGCACCCCGTAACGCCCTCCCTGAGACCACCCTCTACGTGCCCCTCCAGTTCTGGTTCTGCACCAACCCTGGTCTCGCTCTCCCTTTGATCGCCTTAAAATCTGCAGGGCAGAAAAGCATCCAACCTGAAGTATATGAGCACTGCTTCAGGGAAAACTTGTTTGAGTCTCATAGCAACTCTGTTGCTTCTCAGATGCTAGTCTCGTGTTTCTGAAATAGAACTCGAGGCAACAATATCAAATTGCGGGAAGTTCCTAAAGACGCAGGCTACCAAGTTCTTCGCGAAAGCGTGGAATGGATGAGAAGCAAAACACTCATGAATGGTAACAACGCCTCGTATGAAGTCAAACAAAAATTTGATGAAAATGGATAATCCGCAGCCAAGCCACTAACTCCGCAAGGACATGTGGAAGGTTCAACGACTAAACGGTATTGGGTTCGACTTAGTGTCGGGCTTAAGATATAGTCTACTCCCTGGCTCTCAAAAAAGTCTTTCACATCGTGATCGGATGTTTGAAGGATGCCAAATAAATACACCGAAAGGTGGGGTACAATGTGATGTGCAGTATCACGAAGTCAAGATCAACCTCGACATCAGACCCATTGACGAGTGTCTCTGGGCCGTCACCACCCTCAACTGCAACACCAACCCTTACACTGGTCTCGCCGGCCAGAAGACTCCTGGGGCTCCTGTCGCTGCCGCCATCGCCTACAACCAGTCCTTGGTCGCTGCCTCCCTCTACGTCGACTACGTCTTCTTGGACACTGACGAACGCAAGAGATTCGCCCAGAACCCCCACGAGTACCTCATCACTCAGCTCCAGTTCACTGGTGACGAGTCGGTTGGTTCCTCCAGCAACAAGATCAAGCTTAACTTCAACCACCCCGTGAAGGAGCTCATCTGGGTTGTCCAGCCCGATCAGAACGTCGACTACTGCTCGTCTTTGGTCTGCGATTCTCTCCTCTTCAAGGTGCTCGGTGCTCAGCCCTTCAACTACACTGATGCGATTGATGCGCTCCCCAACGCCATCCACGCTTTCGGTGGTCCCGCGGAAGTCGCTGGCAGCAACTACATCAACGCTGCTGGTCTCTTCAACGATGCTGGTGCTCTTGACGAATACATCCCTGCTGGTTTCACTGGATACTGGCACGGCCCCAGCAACCCTTACAACGAGCCCAACTTTGGCGGCGTCAACCCCCCGATCCCAAGCTCAGTCACTGATCCCGACGTCATCGCTGCCCTCAAGGCCGCTCAGTCCTCCACCGGTCTGGCCAACTCGGGTGTCTCCGATGCCGGCACCTTCGTGCTCACTGAGACCTCCTTGGATCTCCACTGCTGGGGCCAGAACCCCGTGGTCACTGCCAAGTTGCAGCTCAACGGCCAGGATCGCTTCTCTGAGCGTGAAGGATCCTACTTCTCCTGGGTCCAGCCTTACCAGGCTCACACCAGAAACCCCGATGAGGGTATCAACGTGTACTCCTTTGCTCTCAGACCAGAGGAACACCAGCCTTCTGGAACCTGCAACTTCTCCAGAATCGACAACGCAACCCTTCAGCTTGTTCTCTCCAACGCCACCGTGGAGGGCACCAAGACTGCCAAGGTTCGCGTGTACGCAACTAACTACAACGTATTAAGAATCATGTCGGGCATAAACACTCCCACCTGTGCCCAACAGTTGGCTGCCATGTTAGATATTTGCATCCTAGCATGGGTAAACAGTGTAATGCAAATATGCCTTTATTCGGCATTATATAACCAACTAGTCTCGTCGTCCATCCAGTCATTATGACTAGGAGGAGACGAGGCGACATTCCGAAATTGCGGGGACATCCTCTCAGCCTTTCCTACTACTTCGTCTGATGAAAGTCAAACGAATACCCGGGGTAATGACCTAGGGCATAGTAACAACGGAACGGTCGGGACTATCCGCAGCCAAGCTCCTAAGTGCGCTATTTCTGCTGCCAAGCATACGGAGAAGGTTCAGAGACTACAATGGAATGGGTCTGAGAAATTTTCAAAAGGCGAAATTTCGATGAAAGGCTTAAGGTATAGTCCAAACGTCATCAGTTGACTCAAACTTAAAGAGACAATTGAAGACCACGGGGCGGGTTGGCTTATTCAAACTAAAGTGGCTAATATATTTATATTTGTACTCACAAAACAATATAAAGACGTTCATCTTATATCATTTATAAAACGAACCAACCAAACCAAACCAACAACCTCTCGTGACCATGTCGAAACCAGCTTACAAATATTGCCCAGAGATGGGATGCGGTACCATTGACAACGATGGGAAGCAATATTTCATGGACATTGATGATATGACCAATGTCATCAACTTCTCCAAGAGATTTGTTTTCCAACGCGAGACTGATGTGTACCCGTCTTTTCATTATAACGAACAAACGGTCAATTATCTCACCTTCTTGTACGGTTTCAAGGAAAGAAAAAATGGTGGAAATGTCACATACAACTTCAAAAACGGCAACCCCAACGATTTGAGGCGTTCGAACGTTGAGATATTGCACGATTACCATGAGACAGTTATCAAAAATTTTCATGTTGTCCAGTACACTCCTGGACATTTTTCGAAGAATGGAACCGATCCTTACCAGATGAAAAACCCGATGTGGAGAGTTATCGACGACGAGTCTGGCAGAGAATCCTTGTTGATGTATTGTGAACCGGGTATTTTGTGCAAGTTGTGTGACGAGAGCTTCGGAAAAATCGAAGACTATCAATTCACAAATCGCACAAAATTGACCTGGTTTCGAATCAGCAATGGTTATGTGGCAGCCTGGTGTGCTGTTCAGAAGAAACAATTCTACATCCATCAAATCATCACAGGATGCTTCGGCAATGGAAGAGGCACCAAAACCGTCAGCGTCGATCACATTGATCGTGATACGTTAAACAATCGTTGGGACAACCTCAGAATCGCCACTCGCAAGGAACAGGAAGACAACACAAGAGGAATTGCTCCAGATACCAAGCGAGCTCGCAAATCGTCGGCCAAGGAGCTGCCAGAGGGGATCACCAAAGACATGTTCCGCAAATACGTGGTCTACTACCATGAATTCCTCAACGCCGAAAAGACAAGATTCCGAGAATTCTTCAAAATCGAAAGACATCCAAAGTTGAACGACCGAATCATCATCGGGACCAAGGCGAAAGATGTGCCACTTCTCGAGAAGCTGCGACAAATCAACAAGATCGCCGACGACCTCGATCAGGGAATCATTCCACCGGAATCGAATAAAGGCGACTCGCACAAGAATGACAGCGAAACACAGAAGGACATGAAAGAGGAAAACCAACATCTCCTCGAGCTGTTTGAGATCGCACCTCCCTCCCCGTCTTACATTGCCGGGTTAATCGACGGAGACGGAACTGTGTTCATCCGCCAAATCAGGGACGGGTACCAATCGGGGATTGAGGTGTCACAATCTCGCACGAATGTTTTGCAAATTCTGCGCTACCACTATGGAGGAAAAATTGTTTGCAATGTGTGGAAAGATTCACGCAACGAACAGGAAGAAGATGGTATCCATTCCACTTCGAATCGTCGAAAGCAATACCAATTATTCATTCGGAGCGGAGAGTACAAATTTCTCCTTGACGACCTTCGTGATGCATTAATCGTCAAGTCGAGGCAAATGTCCTGTCTGCAAGAGATTGCCCGTTTTGTGAACAAGGTCGGACATAAGCAAGAAAAGCATCGCCTCTTCGAGGAGTGCCGCGATTTGAACAGCAAAGATCATGCCTCCCACTATGATGATGCGCATATTAGAGAACTCTGTGGCCAACGCCTGAACGCGCACTACATCGCAGGTCTCTTCGATGCAGAAGGATGCATTTATATTGGCCACGACGCAACAGCGCACAAGTTCTACATCTCCATCACTCAAAAGACCTATCCTGTGCTGTTGGAGATGATCCGCGAATTTCTTGGGTTTGGCAACATCGACGGCGAAAAACGATTCAAAATCTACTCCAAGGATCATTGCCTGCGTTTCCTTGAAATCGTCGATGACTTCCTCATTGTGAAGAAAGCTCAGTCGAAAGCTATGACCGTGTTTTTGCAGACGGACGATGCGACCACCAAAGAGTCCATGTATGCCATCACCAACCGAGAGAAGCATGCCAGTGAAGATTTCGAGGACACCGCGAGCGATGATGTGTGCAAAGCAGGATACCTTCGGCGACTCATGCCTCCATGCTGTAAGAGACACGCCAAGTGGGCCGCGAGTATAGAGGACAGACTCTTTTGCACGCAGCAACTCCTTGCAGGAGACAAGTGTGTGACAATTCGATCAGGTCTTCAAGAGAGGGTGAGCTTGCAAACCTTGTGCAATTGGAAGAAAACATTATTTACCAAAGGTCGGTTTCCTTTTCATGAATCCGAGGTGTCAGCTGAAAAATATAAAGAGTTCACAGAGAAGCTCCGACAGTGCGATGAACAACAAAAGGAAAGAGGAGAAGAAGCAGAGGAAGAGGGACTTGACGGGTCTGGAAGTGATCGAGATTTTCGAGAAGACACTAGAAGGATGGAGGACGGTCCAAATATTCAATCATCTTCTTCGTCAGAACCCGTCGTCACTTGCTGAAAAGAAAAAAGTGGAAAAAGTCGCAACAGGTAACTGTAAGGTGTTTCCGTCAGAATTGTCCACAGAGGATTATAATAAGTATCTCTCCTTACGTGAAAAAGTATACGCATTGAAAAAATCATCAACTTAAAATTTAAAAAAAAAATCCAAAATCACATCAACACAATGTTCATTTCAATTTAAGCGGTCACACTAACGTCAACCTCAACGATTGCATCCAAGGTAACAAACTCACTGCCATTCCATTCCACCTTCTTGCTGTTCAACAGAACATTCATGTTGATCACCTCTGGTTTCTCCCACATCTGATAAGTGCGAAACAATGTGCGAATCTGTTCATCATCACGGAATCGCACACTGTACTCTTGCTGGATATTGTTCCTGCCGATACGACCCATGGCCTGAATGATTTTTTCCTGGGTGAGATCCATGTCTTTGCTCAGGTACCCATGACAGAACTGATAGTTGGTCCCGTAGATGTAGTCACTGTCTGCGATGATCATGTACAAGCGCTGTTGATCCGCCAATTTCTTCATGATCTCCGTGTAGTCCGCGCTCTTGTGGTTGGCAAACACGCCGATACCTAGCAAAAGCAACACCTTCCATGTATTTTCCACGTCATGCAACATCATGATAGACACTACAGTAGCCTCATCCAGATCCGAGGTGAAAGCGGTTCGGGTGACTTGGTCCTCGGCCCATTTCTTGAGATGCGCCAACTTGTTAGGAACAAACACATCGTTCAGGGACGCGTTTTTGATCATCGAGCGATAGAGCTCGACTTGCTCTCTCAACTGTCCTATCTTCTTGTCCTTGGAGCCATCCACCACGAGCTTCTTTTCTTTGCTTGAGGTATTTCTCTTGCCAGCAATCTCGGTATTCGAACCGGCGTCATCATTGCAACGCGCCTTCTCGGCGTCCTCCAAATTCTGCTCGGCTTCCACAATCTTTTCATTCACGCGATTGTTGAATTCGATCTTCTGCATGATGTCCGACATGACCAAGTCTGGAATGTTCGCCTGCTGAATGCAGAACTTGGCAATTTTTTCCACGTCTTGCGCCAAGAAAATGGTGGGTCCATCGGTCAGAGTATAAGCATCTTTGGTCGTCACATAGATTGCACAATCGGGAAAAGGAGCTGCAACACTTGTTGCTGCAGTCGTGGGCTGGAGACTCGCCAAACGCTGCAGCGGGGCTCCTTCCGCCGGCTTCGCCGACTGGTATCCCGGTCCGATGCTGGCCACTTTGCGAATTTTGTTGCCCTTGGCGTCTACGTTGTCGTTCGGCAGAATACGGCGGACACGTTGCGTCTTGAAGTGGTGGCAGACCTCGGACCAATGGACCACATTCTTCAGGCATTTCAAATAATGCATCTTGATGGAGCGCATGTTGACGTCTTCCAGGGAACCAAAGTTACGCCCAATCCTGGCTGAGGATTTGATCCATCCGTTTCGCTCCACGCAATCGATAAACGCAGACACCTCTTGCAGGTCCAAGTAACGCAGCAACGACAAATTGTGCTTGCAATGTTCGGCCATTTGTTGCACCACCGCGTAATCGTCACTCAGGTAATGAGGCATGACCACGAAGCCTTGCTTGTTCACCAGAGGGATGGTCTTGCGACAGTCATGGCTGACAATACTGTGCACCGTCGCGTACTTGAACTTTTCTTTAAAATCCGTCACCGTTTCGGGGAGCTCATGCGGACGCGGCAAGGTGGCCGACGAAAGCACCATGTGCGGGATCAAATTTTCGCGCCAATTTTTCTGAATGACTTCGTGCAGCTCATGATCCTTGTAGTCCAGAGTGATGGTGGGTTCATCCCAATAAGTAGTGATGTTCTCCGCACTGTTGAAGGCCATCATGTAATACATGGCGGGCAAGTAAGACCGAATGTCACAGATCATGATTTCCACGCGGTCGCCGACCGTGTTGTCCACTTTGCGGATTCCGCCTGACCGGCGATCCTTGGTGAAATCCTTGGCGGCAAAATAATGCAGACGGATGTCCTCGGCACTGGAGCACCCAAAGGCGAACGCAATTTTCTTGCCCACGGAAATCGCTGCGCGGGCCAAGGCGAGTCCGACATGTCTCGCTGCACAAACAAAGATGATTCGATGATCTCTCTGTTCCGAGAGACCGAGCGGCGTCAATGTTTTGCCGGTGCCAGTGGGTGCAATGTAAAGAATGAGTTTGGGTCCCTCGGTCTTGCTCACGGTGAAGATTTCCTTCTGGTGATCGTACAGACGTTGATCGTCGTATTTCAGGAGCTGCTTGTTTCTCTCGATGAAATCTGCCGCGTTTCGGATCACGACCGCGAGGTCGACCTGATCCTCTAGGGCGTCCAAAACGCGTTTTACCAACGCCTTGACGTGATGATTCAAGAGAGCAACCGTGTTCTTTTCCAGAGAGAAGAGGGTGAAATAATGGAAGGACCAGGTCGACGTTGCAGGGTCCAGTTCGACCAATTTTCCCAGGTGCTCCAGAAGGACAAACTCGTATATACCCGAAAGCTGCACGTCACCGACGTTGGCGATGCGAATTTGGTCGGCTTTTTTGATTTCTATTTTTGGATTGACGTCGACGCGAAACAAGGAGGCCAGATCACCCTTGGCTTTGGACATTTGTTGCTTCACCTGTTCTGCAAAAAATTTGTTGTACAGGAAGTCCTGCATGGTGTTGGAGAACTCGATCTTTAGATAGCCAAAGAGCGAGTTGGTTTTGTTCACGTGAATGTTCACGTCGTGGAAGCCGGCGATAATCAGACGGAGAATATCTAGTTCCTCCTTGCTGACCGGCATTTCGATGGACTCCCATTCGGATTTGCTCAATTTTCGCTGACGGAGATCCATTTTGTTTCAACGAAAGTTTTCGAAAGAAAGTTGTTGTGTGATTTGCCATGAGACAAGGGATACAATCAAGACCACTGCCACAATTTAAATCAATTTTCTCAAAGCAAGAGTCGCATGTGAAGACGTGAGGGCGGAGGTCGGAATTTCAAAATATCCAGTTGCTTCGCGGTCGTCGGAAACTCCGTCGGACCATAAATGTCCTGCAAAAGGAGCCACTCAAACATGCCTCCCAAGTAGACAAACACATGGGAGAAACCCAGCGACACCAATTGGCTGTATTTTTTGTGGACACTGTCGTCGTGGCAGTTGCGTCCGTAGACGATGATTTTTTTATTTTCGCCACCACCTTGTTCTAACAGCTGATTGATTAATGCCTCTTCTTGTTTGGCATTCATGGTGTTTCGAATCAGACACGACTGCTCACCTTCCGGCAACGTGTTGATGATCAAAAAGGACGACGGGTCACGAATGGCTGCTTGCACATCTTCAAAATTCGCTTTCATGAAAGAGGACGACGATTGATTGCCCATGCATTTACAAGAATGGTTGGTGAAATTTTGCAAAACCGTTTTTAAATAACTAACAAGACTCTCTCTCAACGAAATTGGACGACAATATCGACGGTCTCTTTTTTGATACTCTTGATCGCAGACACCGACAATTCCTCTCTTTTCTTTCGCGTCTTGGTGTTTGTGGTGTCTGATCCACCACCACTTCCTTCCGACGAAGAAGAGACCGAGGAAGAAGCTGTCGATGTGGTTGACAATGAATCGCGCTTCTTGGAACTGCTGTTGCGCACGTTCATGTCGCTCTCGATAGTGGCGTAATTGTCCTCAATGTAATCGATGACGCCATTTTCCAACGCCCATTTGAAAAAATTCAGCTGCCCGAGGGTCGTCTCGATGCATTTGTCCGACTCGTAAGGAATGCTGATACGCTCCCAACGACAGAAGGGATCAAAACGTCGTTTGCTGTAAGCTTTGAGTTTGAGTTTGTAGTCCACGTATACTTTGAAGCGCTTACCAGTCGCCGGCACAGTAAATACGGTGTAGTGTTTCTTGGCGAAATTGGTCGCGAACCAATCTACAATGCGTAACGAGATGCGTGACTCGCCAGTGATGATCTTCAACATTCTATCCAGGTTTTCTTTTTTGCGATAAAAGGACACCAAATTACCTAACAATAGATCGTTCTGGGTCGTAAATGCGACATCCATATTCAAAACAAAAACAAAAAATTGTATTGAAGATGAGGTTAGAGGCGTTGTTTAAGTCTATTTTTGCTTGCTTTTCACTTCTTCTTTCTTTGAAGGAAGTAGACATATGCTATGTACAGAACGACCAAAACAAAAAGGAGACTCATCATCACATTCACAATTTTCATGAAAGAGCAGTAATAACTGTTGTCAGTGCTTTGACAAACAACCGCAGACCCGAAGAAACCGTGCACACCGGAACCGCCAATACCACCATTGGAAGGTGAGAAAAGCCGTCCTATCCTGCCCATTTTTTCCAATTCTGTATGTTTTGTGCAATGCAAAGAGAAAAAATCATGGCGACGCAAAAGGATTTACCCCACGCTGTGTGACCATCGGCCGACTCGCGATCTTGTCCCCCAACTCTTCTCGCGTCGAACCAGCGCGTTGTTTCCATTCCCCATGCAAATCGTCTACTACTACGTTTGTGGGGACGACGTCATTGGCTTTGGGCTTGCGCGATGACCTCTCGGTAGCCGATCCGTCACTCCATTTCCATCTTCGAAGGAACATTTTGTTTTATTTTCCTCTTGCCACGACCATTTTTTTCTATTTTTTACCAAAACACAAAATGCATTAAAAAAAAACTTTTCTTTGGTAAAGAACTAAGAAGGAGGAAAAATGTCTACTACAGAGAGAGAGGATGCAATCGATCATCTCCGACACAATCATTATGCTGTCTACCTCGCAAAAATGACAAAAAAGATAGATGAACTTCGACAAAACAGATCCCTCACATCCCAAGAAAAGACATTTCAGTTGCAATCGTACAATGAGTCTTTGAAAGATGCATTGCTCGCGAAATTGAGACGACTGAATATTCAAATCAATAAAGCGCCGGCGAACATGGCGAACCCTCGTTTGTACTTGGAAGCAAAAAAACAGGCTTTGTTGGAGGATCTCCGTAAAGTCATGGAGATGTATCGGTCGATACGCACTACTTTTGGACTCAGTGCGGAGAATCCGACTCCTGAAGACACAACGACGGCGACGAATCCGACGAATCCTGGCTAAAGAAGCCCTCACGCCGAATCACCAAATTCTTCGTGAACAAAAACGCATCTTTGCTCTTTCTTCGTCTTGCTAAATTGCACTCTAAACAGGCAGTCACCACATTCCCGCGGACATGACCGATCTCGTTGTCGATGCGATCCAGTGTCCACTGTTTCATCTCTCTTGCCTTCTCAAACACAAGGAAGACCTGGTCAGCACAATAAAAGCAATGCAGTCCTTTCTCCTCGATCAATTGGCGAACCCATGCCACATCGACAAAATCCTCTTGCGAAAAGCGTTTCTTCTGAATATCTTGGGCTCGATACCCCGACAATTTCTTCTGCAGGCATGCCGCCACTCTATCTTCGTCAGCGAGTTGGTTCTCGTGCAACAACACTTCGGGTGCCCACGTATCGGTGCCTTTTTTTAAGCGCGGCATATTCTGGCCAAGTAATTTTTTCATTTGATACCTGTTTCCCGTGCCGTCGATTTGAATGGCCTTGGACATTCTCTTTTTTAAAAAAAATGTTTATTGAATGGCTTCGAAAAAAAACGAGTTAAACTCTACTCGATTAACTAACAGTAAGCGAATTTCCCCTGAAAGCGAAAACCAAAAAGATGGAGCGTCCTGAGAGAAAGATGTTCCGGTCGACCCTCTTCAATGGGGTATCGATACCCGAGTCGAAAAATTCCAATGACTTGTCGAACTTGGAACGTTTCCTGGAAGAAGAAAAACAAAAGAACTCGGGGGCACAGCCTTGGAACAAATTGGACAAAACCAGCAAAACCGCTTGCTTAATGGCCTTTGCCGATTCTTACAAGAAAGAAAAAGGGCTCAACGACGCCGAGCACGAAAAAATGGTTCAATTCCTGCGCGACTGCCTGGATCGGAAGAAACTGCTTCGTGTCAAAGAGGTGGTGTTCGACAAGACGAACGGGGTCATCAAAGATATTCCTGCCCTGTCCCACAATCGGTCCAACAATCATTTCACGTTGCGCAATTTGGAAAAGAGGGTGTCGACGCTGAAAAGTCTTGGACCCAAGAAAACGATTGCGAAGGACACAGCAGAGGCGGCAGAGGCGGAAGACGACGAAAATGATTTAGAGCTTTGAAAACGAAAAATACAAAAAAAAATGGAAGAGGAAGACGCCGTCGAGTTATACGACACTTGCATATCATTGCTTGAGGAGTATGTGGACCAAAACCCGTGCGCTGTATTGGAGCCAGATTTCCATGAAACATTGCTCGATGAGTTGCACGAAATTGTGAAAGCCAGCTGTCTTTTCGAAAACGAATCCAAACAACAACAAGAAGATCAATCCGACCATGAAACCGACGACGACGACAACAACGATATCGAGGAGGAGGAGGTAGAAGAAATCGTGGAACGCGCATTGCACGATTTCTACCAATTTCATTATCCTGCCAGATCCTTACCAGAATCCAGTGTGCTTCACCAACCCGATTTCCCGCGACTTCGACAACGCTTGCAATTCCTCCAAGAGAAGCCGCAACCCGCCCAACGCACCGCCGAATGGTACGCTTTTCGTAACGACCTAATCACCGCGAGCAATGCGTACAAGGCATTCGACACCCCAGCCAGTCAGAACCAGTTGATCTACGAAAAATGTCAACCACTTCCCGACTTTCAAACGGCTGCGGCAAACACAACTGCGGTCAATGTCAATACCACCTTTCATTGGGGTCAGAAATACGAACCGGTCTCGGTAATGCTGTACGAAAACTGGTTTCAGACCAAGGTCGGTGACTTCGGTTGCATCCAGCATGACAAATATTCTTTCTTGGGAGCCTCGCCCGATGGTATCAACATCGATGAATCCAACCCTCGTTACGGACGCATGCTGGAGATCAAAAACATTGTGAATCGCGAAATCACGGGAATCCCCAAGAAGGAGTATTGGGTGCAGATGCAATTGCAGATGGAAGTATGTGACCTCGATGAGTGCGACTTCTTGGAAACCCGCTTCATCGAATTGGAAAACGAAGCGGCTTTCTATCAAAAACAAGAGGACGATCCAAGCGCGATTGTCGGCGTCATCGCCTATTTTAGTTCCAACGACGGACGTCCCAAGTACATCTACAAACCTTTTGATATCGTCACCCGAGAAGACATCGCCACTTGGGAAATCGACACCATCGCCGAATATGAGAAGCCAGAAGAACTCACTTGGATTCGCAACCTCTATTGGAGTCTCGAGGAATACAGCTGTGTCCTTGTTCAGCGCAATCGAACATGGTTCCAACAAAATGTGCATTCGCTCGAAAGCCTTTGGTCCACGGTGTTAAAAGAACGAGAAACCGGTGCGAGCCATCGTGCCCCCAAGAAAAAGATCAAAGCGGTGGAGGCAGTGCCAGAGACACCAACACCATCCTCTTTCGTGGCTCAATTTCGGCAGCGAAATCAAAACACAACAACCTAAGGTTCCTTTGTTCCTTTCTTTCTTAGTACAAAACATTCTCGTTCGTGTCGATCGACATGGTCAACAAATTGGGCTCTGTTCGGTAATAATTGACGCGCGCACCAGGCCCTTCGACTGCCGGAGGCAGTGGGTACAAATAGTTCGAAGGGTTCTTTTTCTTGTCACGGTACAACGCGCCGCAGACGTCTGCTGGGGTGCAGGTTCCGTTGTCGGGATTGTTTGGGTAGCGCAAATTATTCGTTATTTGTGCGTACGATCCCTCGGTGAAGATGGGATAGTGCCACCAGATCCGGGAACCCTGGTCATTTGAAGAATATTTGTGTCCGGTGTAAGGAAAGTAGCCGGCCAGTAAAGGCAGATCGACTTCTTTCGGAAAGTCGCCAGGAGAGGCTAAATCGTTGTTGCTGCGGAATCCATCCTTCTGACGAACAGACAAGACAATGCTGCCAACAACCAAAAGAATTGCGAGTACGATTAGCCCTGTTGTCATCATCATGATGCTTTATGTCAAAATTTGTGTAATTTGCTGCCTCTTGTTTATAGATAATTAAAAAAAAAGAAAACGAAAAGAAAAGTCGATTTAAACATACGTCATTTGTTTTTTGACAACGAGGCAAACAAACCCAGACAAAAAAAAACAAAAAGATATGGAACAGGAGATGCGGGTCACCAAAAGGGACGGTCGTCTGACCGATGTCTCCTTCGACAAAATTCTGAACCGCCTCAAACGCCTCGGTCAAGAAATTCATTTGAATTATGCTTCCCTGGCCATGAAAGTCATCGACCAACTCTATGACGGGATTCCTACCACTAAGATTGACGAAATCGCCGCAGAACAGTGCGCTTCCCTCGGAAGCATGAACCCAGACTACAGCACTTTGGGTTCCCGCATCGTCGTGTCCAACCACCACAAAAACACCAAAAACTCAACCTTCTTCTCGGTGGTGCAAGCTCTGTACGAATTTCGAGACGTACACGGTCGCCACAATCCCCTCGTTTCCCAAGAGTTGTGGTCGTTGATGCAAGACGTGGATTACCGGAAAGAGATCGAAACCATGATCGATTACAACCGCGACTACCTGATTGACTACTTTGGATTCAAAACATTAGAGAGGTCGTATTTGATGCGTCTGAACGAAAAGATCCTTGAAAGACCCCAAGACATGTGGATGCGCGTAGCAATCGCGATCCATGGCGACAATCTGGACCTGGTCCGAGAAACATACGATCTCATGTCGCAAAAGTACTTCACACACGCGACACCCACGCTGTTCAACGCCGGCACACCAAGACAACAACTCAGCTCTTGTTATTTGGTCGCCATGCAACAAGACAGTTTGGATGGCATTTATGGCACCCTAGCGGACTGCGCTCGCATTTCTAAATGGGCGGGGGGCATTGGCCTTCATATTCACAATGTCAGAGCGCGGGGAAGCCACATCAAGGGCACCAATGGTCAGTCGAGTGGTATTGTCCCCATGTTACGAGTGTTCAACAACACGGCCAGGTACGTCAACCAAGGCGGGCGCCGAAATGGTTCGTTTGCGATTTATTTGGAGCCCTGGCATGCCGACATTTGTGATTTCTTGGACATGCGCAAAAACCACGGCGACGAGGAGATGCGCGCTCGCGACCTCTTTTACGGACTGTGGATTCCCGACTTGTTCATGCAACGTGTCAAGGAAAATGGTAAATGGTCACTCCTCTGTCCTCACGAATGCCCCGGCTTGTCGGATGTCTATGGCGACGACTTCAACGCCTTGTATATATCCTACGAGAACATGGGTCGCGCGCGCTCCACCATTCAAGCGAGAGACCTGTGGTTCCGCATCCTCGATGCCCAGATGGAGACGGGTACGCCGTACTTGTTGTTCAAAGACGCTGCGAACAAAAAGTCCAACCAGAAAAACATCGGTGTGATTCGTTCGAGCAATCTGTGCACGGAAATCATCGAAGTGTCCGAACCCGACGAAACGGCTGTCTGCAACCTCGCCTCGATCGCTCTACCCACGTTTGTGACTTGCGCCCGCGACTTCGATTATGACAAGCTGCATGAAGTCACCAAAGTGGTCACGCGCAATTTGAACCGCATCATCGACATCAATTTCTATCCGACCGAAAAGACAGAACGAAGCAACCGTCGCCATCGTCCCATCGGTATCGGCGTCCAAGGACTAGCGGATGTGTTTTTCCTAATGGACGTCGCCTTCTGCAGCGAGGAAGCCAAGGCAATCAACAAGCGCATCTTTGAAACCATTTACCATGCCGCATTGGAACGCAGTGTCGAGATGGCGGAGCAAGATGGCGCGTATGAAACCTTTGCAGGGTCACCTGCGTCCGAGGGCATCCTGCAGTTCGACATGTGGAATGTTGATCCGGGCACAGAGCGCTACGATTGGCCGGCCTTGAAAGCGCGCATTCGCGCGTCAGGGCTCAGAAACTCCTTGTTGGTCGCTCCGATGCCCACGGCAAGTACTTCTCAAATCCTGGGCTTCAACGAATGTTTTGAGCCTTTGACAAGCAACGTTTACACGCGGAGCACTCTGGCGGGCGAATTCGTTGTGCCCAACAAGTACTTGATGCGAGAGCTCATTAAGCTTGGTGTGTGGAACGAGCAAGTGAAGAACAACATCGTCGCCAACAAGGGAAGCGTGCAGCAACTTACTATGTTGCCCGAACATGTCCGAAACAAATACAAAATCGTTTGGGAAATGCCGATGCGTCATTTGATCGATATGTCGGCGGACCGTGGCGCGTTCGTGTGTCAGAGTCAAAGTTTGAATTTGTGGGTGGAAGACCCCAATTACAATTTGTTGACCTCGATGCATTTCTATAGCTGGTCCAAGGGACTCAAGACGGGCATCTATTACTTGCGACGAAAAGCGAAGCATCAAGCCCAACAATTCACCATTGAGCCAGATAAACCTAATAGCGCAGCAGAAGAGAAAGAGGATGCGGACGAGCCATGTGAGATGTGCTCGGCTTGAAAAAAAACAAAAAAAAACAAATAACAAATTAGAAGTACGCGACCGAGAGAAAACCAATCACCAAAAGGAATAAAAAATGGATACCCGTCAAGCCACCACCACCACCACCACCATTGACCTACTGTCACCGATGCTGCGCATGCGACAAAACTTCTTCAGACACTTCAAAATCGTCGGCAAAGATTTTTTCTATTTGATTGTGTGGGACGACCGCAATCCGAATGCCCTGTGCAACCAAGGCAACCAGTACTTTCATTTTGTTAGAAATTACCTCGCCCCCCATTCTCGACTTTAAACTTTAAAAAAATTCTCATCACACAGACAGCACAAACGTGCGCATTTTCGTTCTTCGTAGGGCTTTTGGTTTTTGTTCAGCTCTTGTGTGAATTTGCCGTCGATCAGAAGAAACTCATCGTTGATGGAGATGATTTTCTTCATCATGTCCTCCTTTCGTCGAACGAGGATCTCATAAGCGAGCTTATCAGGATGATTTTGATGTTTGACAATCGCGTTCAGAATGTCTTTCAATTCGTCTTTGTACAACACCTCCTTGGTCTGGATTTTCTTCACCTCGGAAAACACGTTGGTCGTGTACAGGATCGGATAAGAGTAGCGGATCACCTCTGGCAAGATGAACTGGTTGGTTTCCTTGATGTCCACCACGATCTCTTGAATCTTCTCCATCATCGCCTCCAACCTGCTCAAGTCGCCGTCTCCTGTAAACAACGTTCTCCCCGAGCTGAACTCCACCAGGGACTGCAGTTTGTCGAATTTGTAAGCACTCGTTTTGTGCGCCTCGGCGCGCGCATCCAGCTTCAAGTAGTTCACGAGCGCCAGGAAAAACGTGGTGACCCCACCTAACGAGCTCACGATGATTTTACCGTACGTGAAAGAATCCAACACCAGCGTCAAAATGCTACAGACAGCCGTGAAAAAGATGGCAGGCAACATCAAATACGCCAAGCGTTGTTCGCAAACAGTCTTCGCTTCGGTGTACAGTATTTTTTGCCCCTTCAAGTAGATGACGATGATGTCCAACACGGTCGAGTGAAGGGCCTTGATGTCATTGGGGAAACATTGACGGATGGCGTCGTCCACATCGGCGTATTGGTAGACCGGTGCATCGTCTTGCGCTGAATCGTCATGGCTTTTCCGCTCACTCTCTGTTCTGCTGTCGTTGTTACTACCATCTGGATAGACTGTGGGGAAGGTTATACTACCATCGGAACTGCTGCTATCATTAAAAGAAGTGTCCATGCAAAATTTGTTTTTTTTCTTAATGATTAATTAATTATAACCTCGCATCCCACACAAAATCCCCACAAAAGCAAATAAAACAAAAAGAAAAAAGTAAAAAATGATTCTTGTCGGTACAACCACCCTTCAATCCTTATATTCAAGCAGCAACAGCAGTTCTAGCAGCAGCAGCAGCACGACAACCGCAATGTCATCTCCTTCTCCTGCTCACGAATCATTAGCCTCCTCCTCTGTGTCAGGCAAAGTTCAAGTATCGAAAAAACCATTAAGTAGTAAAGACACGTCGGGAATCAAAAGTCCAGCCCCTACTAGCGCATGCAAACAACGCCAACTCTTGTTCTAGACGAATGTTTTGCAAATTCCAAAGCTCCGACGATGCCAGGGCGTGATTCCATGCTCGTGAATCCCATCCAAATGCCGTTTGGCACCGTACCCTTTGTTCCGGTCGATGCCATATTTTTCTTTCAGGTCGGGATTCGCCTCGCACAACTGTTCGATGTATTGGTCTCTGGATACCTTGGCCAAGATCGATGCGGCAGCAATGCAAGAGTATTTGTTGTCACCGCCCTCTATGCATTGGTGCGGAATCGAATGCCATTTCGAACCCTCGAAAAAAGTGAGTGGCTTGAAATAGTTCCCGTCGATCAAGAGGCAAATATCGTGGGTTTCCTCTTCAACCTCTTTTAACACTTGACGAATGGCTTTGTGCATCGCCGACTGGGTCGCCTGCAAAATGTTGATCTCATCGATCACTGCTTCGCTCTCCGATGCGACAGCCCATGCGACAGCGTGTTGTTTGATGTATTCGGCCACTTCTTCGATTTTTTTCTTGCTGGTAAATTTTTTGCTGTCTTTCATGCGACCGTGGTCAAAATCAGAGTGAGGCAGAACGACCGCTGCAGCGTACACGGGGCCAAAAAGAGGTCCGCGACCGGCCTCATCGACGCCGATTTCACATTTGGTCTCATCAAATGAAGGTTGGAGTGACATTGTTGTTTTTTGTTTTTGTTTATTTCATGTCTGTTAACTCGACGATGGATGAAAAAATTCTATTACCCTATTTATAATTGAATTTTTTTTTTAAAGAAAAAAATGAATCAGCGACAGTGGATTATTTTGGCTCTGCTCGGCATCCTGGCAATGATCATTTTCGTGTCACCCTTTTTAGGTAAACTGAGTGGTCCTGCTCTTACAGAAGGCGTCACCAGCCGATACCCAATGAATTTTATTGGCTCTCTGGGCGAGACGGCGAGACTGGACATTAGCGGCAACGCTGCCATCTTCACGGTCACAAATAGCGCCGGTGTCACCACGAGATACACACCCAGAGCAGAGGTTGCATTGTTGTCAGCGAGGCTCCAAAACAAGTTCGATGGACCCAACGGCATGCATGCAGATGTTTTCCTCAACGACAACTCTGTTGTCCTTCAAGACAAATCTGGCACAAGGCGAACATTGTATCTGGATGGTCATCAACCCTCTTCTTCGTCATCGTCCTCATCAGGTTCGTCGTCGACTTCCGACAATTACAACCATTTCTCCGGGACCTCGCTACCCACCATGTATTACGCCCCCGACGAAAGCACAGCACAACTGATGCAGGTAGGTGGCTCTCCCGACACCCTTCATGTTACCGCTCCCCACGGCTCCTTCGGAGGAGATTACAGAAGGGACAGTAACAATATATTCCAAGGCCCGCATGGTAACACGGCCCGTATCCTTCTTGACACATCTTCCAATCGATACGTTGTGCGTCTAACATCCTATCCAAGTGGTCATGTTACCGTGTTTACCACCCAGCATCCAACTTCCGTTTACAGAGGATACGATGCCACGATGAACCATGGTTCGGGAAATGAGCGCCACACAGACTACAACAGTGCCTGGAATACAATCAGCACTCGCCAACAGCAACAGCAACAAAGCACTGGCGGTCGCAGCTATGATGCGAGTGCCTATTACAATTCCAATCCCAGAGGAATTCCCAAATCCAAAATTCCACCCGGTGAAGAAGACAGGTATATTTTGAAAACCGAAGTGGTGCCCCCGGTGTGCCCGTCGTGTCCGTCACCGATTGTGAAATGCAAAGACAAATCAAAGAACAATGGCACGTGCCCTCCATGCCCGGCCTGCGCTCGCTGCCCACAAGCCGCGTTTGAATGCAAGAAGGTGCCCACCTACAGCTCCTTTGACGCAGACCATTTGCCCGTGCCTGTCTTGAACGACTTTTCCACGTTCGGTATGTAAGTGTCTACCTTGTTAGTTTTGTTTGAATTTTGTTAGAAAATGCAGATTTCCAAAAGTATCTGCGTTTTCTACCCAACCGGTTTGGAACCAATTACCCTTGCGCTTGGGAGGGTTTTCCAAAAACACATTTTCTAACAAATTTTACGACCTTCTAACAATCATGACCGTCGTCGTCTGTTCCGGTGTCTTGTCTTGCGTCGCCGTCGTTTGCCTCCTCCCATCTTCTTCCTTGTTTGTACTTTTTTCTGGACCTCCACAACCTTTGCGAATTCTGTCGTCCGCGCTTGCGCGGGGTCGGGGACAAGACCAACGTACTCTTCGTCCACGTCGGTCAACGGTTCGGTGGCTCGAATTTCTTCGATCATCTCGTCCGACATAGCCAGATCGGATGCGTCTGCAGATTCGACATTGTCTGCACAAAGAGCGCCCGCGTCCACGAGTTTTTCCGTCAGCCAATGGGACAAATTTTCAAAATACGCCGGGTGCTTGTTTCCATTTCCACGCAAGAGGTACTGTCGCAGACTCTCGAGGTCTTCCTCATTGTACAATCCCGTTTTGTCGGCAAGACGAGTTGCGATTTCGTGTTGTTTGTTCCAATTTTTCGAATTGTCTCGGCGCATGAGAATAAAGTACTGGGTCAAGAACGCCAAGACCGCCTGTCCTGAGCGAACGTTGCAGACGGGGTGTTTCGTGGCCATCGCATTCGCCTTTTGAAGTGCCACATTAATCACCAAATTTTTCCTCTCTTCTTGATCCAGGGAGGCGTAGACGCCTTCGTCCAATTTCACGCGCATGGGCAACAGAGATGCATTGTTGAAACAAGCGGCATCGAAGAGAGAAAAGTCCGGCTGGAATCCAAACTTCTGGTACAAGCATAATCCTGGGGCATTATTGTAGCCTGATGCGAGTTCGAGGACACCCTCTTGGCGCAAAGACGGATGGGACAAAATAGCAAACAAAAAAGCGGCCATCGAAAATTTGCCCATGTTCGACTTTGGCTGGGAGCAAATCAGCTTCACTGCTGCAGCCTTTGCATGCAGACGACATTCGCCGATTTCTACCACGATGAAGCTATAAACCTTGAATTCCGTCCATATCGGGTCAAATTCGGCGATGATGATCATATCAAATTTGTCACTTGTACCAAGAGATAAATCGACACTTCGTTTTACGTAACCGCTGTTTATGCAGCCATTGCAAACAATGTCCGAGAGTGTTGCTTTCAGTTCTTTTTCGGTTCTTGAAGTGGTCATTTCGCTTATCATGTCCGCATTGAAGATGCGAATGTCTTTACTACCGAATGGATTCACGCCACCGTTCAGTTCGATAAGACGCTTCGAAAAGTCATCGACCACTTGTTGGGTGAAGAATTGGGAAGCTATATCCATTCCCTTCTTTCGTTTTTTTCTTCAGCGAGAAAAAAAGTGCCTACCTTGTTAGTTTTGTTTGAATTTTGTTAGAAAATTCAGATTTCCAAAAGTGTCTGTATTTTCTGTCCAACCGGTATGCAACCGATATCCTTTGCCCTTCGGAGGGTTTTCCAAAAGCAGTATTTCTAACAAAATTCACGACCTTCTAACACCACGTCCTGTTGTTAGTTTGTTGATGATTTTGTTAGAAAATTCGATTTTTAGAAAGCGACCAAATATCGAATGCAAACACGTTCGACAACAACTGTTTCCATAGTGGACACTTTTCGAAATCACACTTTTCTAACAAATTTCCCAACAAACTAACAAACACATATTTTAATCTCCTCTCTCTTACAAAAATGCAAGACTGCAAAAGTGCCTGTCGAAAAAACAAGACCAAGCTAGGATATCTGTGCGATAAAATCGAGCGCAACAAGTTGACCGGCAAAGAGTGGTGCAGGATCGCAAGCAACGATGTGGATAAATACTCCGCCATGTTAGGCTCACCGAACAAGCAGGGCAATGATTACTGGGACGACGTCGTCGAGAAAACCACTGGACTCTGTTACAACCCGGACAAAAAAGGCATGCCACAATACAGCCCATGCACTTTGTCGGATACGTTTGTCCGGTACACCTATGGCGCCTATTTGATGCTGTTCATGGCCGGTGGTGGCAAGCTATCCGAAACGCTTCTCGGTGCAGAGGTGGCGTCGATACCCAAGGAGTTGCTCACCTCGGCGATCAAATCAATCGTGCATTTTCAACAAACCTGGCGCCTGTCGAAGATGACCGACAAACAAATTTTATTGACCCTTCTTGACAAACTCCAACAGCAGATGTTGGATGCGTTGAGTGAGACATGGTCCAAAGCAGAGATCGATCAAGTGATTGCCATCCTTCGAAAGGAAATCGAGGCGTTGAAGGACAAAGACCAAATGGGAGCCTTTGTCAAGCAGATTTTTCGCATCACGAGCGAAGTCATACGTCACAACGCCAGCCCAAAGTACCGTCAACTGTCCACGCCTGTGATGGATTTTTTCGTGAACCACATTCCTAGCTCGATCGCTATGGAGGTTCTCAAGGGCGCCAATTTCAAGGTGGAAGACGATGGGCAAATGTACGAATTCGTCAAGAACCATTTGAACGGCTACGGGCGCTTTTCCACGCACGCCAAGAACGCGACCGATGTGATCCAATACGGCTCCACCGATGCCTTCATGGACGTATATTTGCATCTGTTGTGTGGAAAATTCCAATATGAGAATGGCAAGGTCGTGAGCTGGTGCCAATTCGAGGGAGCTCCGATGCCTCCTGGACAGACGACCTTAGAAGTGTTCCAAAACATCTTCGACGGCTCTCATCTCAATGCAAAATTTTTGCAATACTACTTGGATCATTCGACCGACTCGCTTGCCTATTTGATCCTGTCCAAGTCGATCCAATCCATCGGCTACGAGGGATACAATTTGGCCATTGGTTCTTCGGTGCACACAGACCTGAAGCCAATCTCTGTCTGTGCGATGAACTTTAATAACGATACCTATCAAGTACAACAAGCGTCGTCGTCGTCGTCATGCCAGGGCAAAATGAAATACGACCTGGCATTTGAGCCCCCAGCCCCGTCCACTGAAACTCGTCTGACACCTCTGAAATTCGAAATGTTGCAAAACCAGTTTACCTATGTACTCGGCATTCAATCGAACGTTTCTTCTCTTTTCCAGAAAAACGTTTCGTCAACGTTCGGAACAAGAGGTCAAACGATTGTTGTTCCTAACAGCACGGTCATCCGTGAACCGCAACAGCAGCAATTACCGATTGCTGCTCAAAAGACACCATTGATCAGCAGCTACGTGCCAGCTGCATTGCCAGTTCCGCGTGGCGGAAGATATCGAACGAAAAAAAATCAAAAGAAAGGGAAAAAGAATCAGAAAAGACGGGCACAAAAGAGCAATACTCGAAAAAGAAAATAAATCGCCGAAAAAAAAATTATTAAACAATGGAAGAATCTACTCATCTCGCCTATCTTGCAACGGCCATATCGTTCGTGGCAAGAGGCATATTCGTGTATCTCTTGTACACCCGAAAATCCACCAATAATTTATCGTTGACGTTTTGCATTTTGAACGTCGGATCATCGTGTCTTTGGCTTCAGTACAGCTTGACCAACCGCGACCTTCCTCTGCTCGTCCGAAGCAGCGGCGACGTCGCTATTTTTACCATGGCAGCGTCTTATATTGTCAACAACAAGAGGTTGCTTTCATCTACGGTGTCTGATTCCTCCGCCTCCTCGTCTTGATGCATTTTTTGTCCATGTGAAAGGTGGCATGTCGGTCCTCTTGTGGAACAATTTTAATCAAGCACTTTGACTTTTTGCCATACAGCGGCTCCGTGCACCCTTTTTCCCCCTTTTCTTTCTTTTTCTCGCTGACGAACAGCTTGGGACGATCCTCCGTGCACCTCGCGCGGAAATGTTCGTACCGCTCGCGCACGTCTTCGTAGGTCAAATGCACCTTCTTCTTAAGCATCCGGTTGATGAGTTGGTGCATGTCGAAGATATAGCGGGAGAAGGTTTCGCGGCTCTCCATCTGTTTCATGGTCAGAGGCAGATCCTGCAGATTCTTTTTGAAATTCATGCGGCAGTATTTGCAAGGCAAAACGTGCTGCAACAACAAGATAAAGTCGCGATAGTGCTTCTTGTCTTCGGCTGTGGGTTTCACAGGGTAATTGAAGCTCATCGTGTGGAGGTAATGCCACATACTGGGTCCCCACACTGTCGTGAGCATGCCATCTCCACTGTTGTAATCCGCATCCGAGTAAGTGCGCTTTTTCCGTGTAGTTTTCGTTGATGTCGTCTTAGTCATTCTTACAAAGAGCGATAAAATAATTTACGCACGATATTATAACCTAACCAAACCAAAACCCATGATCGCTGAATTCGCTCAATCCACTAAAACCATCTCACTCGCGCTGTCCGCTTTGCTCTTTTTCATTGCGGTACTGATTCTTGGTCCATTGCGGCATATTGTGTGGACCATTCTTCTGACGACAGCTGTTCTTGTAATAGCATTCTTCCTCTTTCGACATACACTCACCTTTCAGCAGCAAAATGCGATTTCTTTGTTGGATGGCAGTGCATCACCGATTCAGACCACTCTCATGGGGAATTACTTTTTGTCCATGTTGCTGCTGGTGTTGGCGGTTGTGATGGTGTGGAAAGCATAGAGCAAAGTTTGACCATCTTCTTGTGGAAAGTGACGTCGTTCGGGAACTTTTTGCGGTCCAGAATGACCAGGCTTCCATCGGGCATACGGAAGAGCATTGATTTGTTAGATTTTTTTCTTTTGGGTGATCCGTTCAATTCCTTTTTTTTTATAGTATCGATCTTCAAAGAAAAAAAAGGAAAAGAAGCAAAAAAAATGTCCGCATTGTCGAATCTTTCCAAAATGGTGACCACACGCACCTTTCTATATGCCATTTTAGCCATCTTGTTGCTCTTCATTGGATTCCAAGTCTACCGATTTTACAGTGCCGCACCGGTAGTCCGCGTGAAGGAATCTATGAGCTCTGGTCCGAGCAAGCAAGCCGAAATGATGCTCTTTTTCGCGGATTGGTGCCCTCATTGCAAAAAAGCCAAGCCGGAGTGGGAAGCCGTCAAAGCGGAATACGACGGCAAAAAGATCAACGGATACACGGTGACTTTTGTGGAATACGACTGCAGCGACGAGACTCCCGAAGTGGAACGAATCGTCAGCAAATACAATATCGAGGGGTATCCCACCGTGAAGTTGTTGAAAGACGACCAAATCGTCGAATTCGACGCCAAACCAACCAAAGCGACGTTGGAACAATTCTTAAACACTGTCCTGTAACTGTAACTGTGTCTTTTTTGATAGAAACCGCTGTCCGGCTTGGTAACCCTGGTCGAACAATTGCTTCCGCTTGTCCGCTTTCTTGATGCACGCCTGGATCACGTCCAACGCAAGCGGGTTCTCCTCGCTCTTGCACACCACTTCGTGAGGTATTTCGTCGTAGCGCATCGTGTTTGTGATGAATTGCATCGCATTCATGGAAAACGCCACGACGAAATCCAAAATGGTCGACTCATTGGTGACGTTGGACGCTCGGGGCGGCGTCTCTCCACGCTCGCGCAAATGAAACCCCAGGATTTCCTCTTTGGGAACACTCGGATCCACGAAAGAGAGTGGGTAATTCGCCATGACTCCGCCATCAATGAAACAACCAGAACCACAAAAAGAACTGTCACTGAAACAAGTCGGTTGAAAAAGCACGGGCACTGCGCTGGACATGGTGACGGCTTGCATCAGAGACAACTCGGGGTGCGAATGGTGCGACAACTCCACTGTTCGGAAGGAATTTAGCTCAAACGTGTACAAATAGAGATCGATGTGACAAAAATCGAACAATTGCTGCAAGGTAATGTTCAGGTCCAAGTCTTTCGCCTCGAGCAAGGGTTTGAAGACAATCTCTGCCAGGCGTTTGTCGAAGAGTCCCTTGGTTTTGTAGACCTCGAACACTTGCTTTCCGGACACGGTGAAGGCTTCGTGCCACGGGCGCTCGAGAATGTACTTGTTGAGCGTGGGCCAATCGTATCCCAGACATAAACAAGCGCCTAGGATGCTGCCGACGGATGTGCCATAGATGCGTCGAATGTCCTCTTGGCGCCAAAAGCCTTGCTCGTTCAGACACGTCAATGCGCCCAAGTAATGGAGACCGATGGTGCCTCCACCTGACAAGACAATCGTGGTTATCATTTTTTTTGTGTTTTTGTTTTGTTGGCAGGTCGCTATTTTTTTATGCATCTTATAACAACAACAACAACAAACAAATGTCCCAACTGTTCACGGACCAACTTCTGACCAATTTTCAGACAGACCTGAACGCCGCCGCCGGCGGAGCCGTGGCATTGCAAGGCCTGCATTTAATGAATGGTGATGCCGCCAAACGCGCATTGCCGAAAAGCAGACAGGGAACTCATACACAACTGGTGCAACAGTGTATGATGGCATGTAAAGCCTGCATTGGTGACCGCTATCTAAAAAGCGCGCTTTCTCGTGCGTTTGATGCCAAGAAACCGAATTTCGACATTGCTCTCTTGGTCAAGTACGACCCTTCCAAGCCGGTGATCAGGATTGAAGATCAGCCGCTGCAAAACTTTGACGTCGTGAGTTTTCTGGTGGTCGAAATTGGGGAGTGCGAAAAGATGCCGAACACGGCGTCGATCAACCTGATATGTGCCCGTGACTTCGAAAATTTTAAAAATGTCGGCCGCAACATGATGGCACTCTTCTGTTACTTGATATTGTCCAATCCGGCGTTGGACCAGCGCGGTGTGTTAGAGGTGGCGAATGGATTCGAGAACCCCGGTGCTTTCTGCATGTACCAAAAGTTCGGCTTCCAGCCGGAGTACTCCCTCTACACAGACATCACCGCCTCTTGTTTCGACGAGGCGAAGCTGGTGCCCATGATCATTGACTTTGAGAACGGACCGGACTTTGCCGGCCTCTCCGTCGAGCAGAAAAAGCAAAAAATATTGGAGGTCGCTGCGCGAAACGCGAACATCGGCAAAAAGGACCGATTGTGCGACGTGCGTGATGGGCAGTCACTTTTTGCTTTCCTGTCGCAGCTGCACATTATGGAGTTGCGCGACAATCGAGCGGAGAACCAAGAGCATGAAGAGCTAGCTGCCCTCTTGACCAAAGAGACCGGATTGCCCAGAGACTATTTCCCACGCTTCAAGCAATTCATTCTGCAGAAGCGAATGGCCGAAAATCCGTCTTGGTTGGATTATGTCGCCAAGTTGTCCAACTGGATGACGGAACAGCTGAAAGAATTCGGCATCACTTGCAGCGCGGGAGGTGTCGTTGCAATTCCGAGCCCAGGCAAAATACCGGAGGACCTCAAACAAGCCATCGCGGCGACACTGGCTCCAGCTGAAAACCTCCATGTGCCTCTTTCTCCAAAGTCGCCGAACGCGACGCGTGCCTCCTCTCCGGCACCCATGGTCGTCGACGAAGAAGAAAAAGAAGTGATCCAAACACCTGTGCCACAGCTAACGATGCCACAAATGGTTCGGCCTGTGGCAACAAGACAAGCCAAACCAGTCGCGCCACGCATGACCACCAGGACGACTCGGTCTTTTCGCCCATATGGCGGCGGGGGCAAGAAAAAGAACACGCGAAGGAAAAGACGCGGTTAGTCTGAGTTGACGATCGAGCATTTTTTTTCTTTCTTTTCATCAATTCCCATTTCCACTCGATAAAAAAAAATGTCTGACATTTTCCAATTGGAAAAATTCGAGGACTTTTCTGAGAAGATTAACATCGATGAGCTTTATGAAAAGAAACGACAACATGACCTGGGGCAACTTGCCCTGTTTCAAAAAATCCTGAACCGTGTCCATGTGCGCATCCGTACCACTTCCAAGTTGAACAAAGAAGAACGCTTCTGTTGGTTTGTGGTGCCCGAGGTCATCATTGGCGTTCCCAAATACAATCAAGCCAATTGCATTGCTTATATCATGGACAAGTTGCAAGAGAATGGGTTCGCCGTCCGTTACTTCCATCCGAACACGATCCTGATCAGCTGGAACCACTGGGTGCCCTCTTACGTCCGGACCGAAATCAAGAAAAAGACAGGCATCGAAATTGACCAATACGGCAAACGCGTGGTGGAAGGTGAGGAGGCGTCGTCCAATGCGGCAACTACGTCCGCCACGGATCCAATGAATCTTTCCACAAAAGCCAGCAGCAGTAAACCGTCTCGAAAGTTTACCCCCATCGACGCCTACAAACCCACCGGGAACCTCGTCTATGACGAAGATCTTTTGAGCAAGCTGGAAGATAAGCTGCTGTAATTTATTTTATCGTCGCTTTTGATAAGAAAGATGACAAAGTCGACAAAGTCACAAAAGAACACATCGCGAAGAAGGGCGCCGAAGCTGCAGACGTCTACTCTGCACAAGACACGAAAACAATCATGTGGACGTTTAGCGTATAAGCCGTTTGAGAACCCCACATTTGAACGCAAATATAGATTGGGTTCAACGAAAGAAAACAATGCGTTTGAGAAAAATTTGGTGAAGGTGTTCAAGACCGCTTTGGCACCCTCACGCGTCACCCCACAGAACGACTATTATTACTGGATCAATTATGAGTGGATTGACAAACAACGGAAAGAAAGCGAAAAGAGTGTCAAAAAATACTACGTGCAAATCGACAGTTTTCGTGTCACTCAGGAGAAAGTGTACTATGAACTGATTGACATCATCCAAAACTATATCCGCGACAACAAAACCAAACGGGCGACAGAAGTCAAAAACTTGTTCGAGTCGCTCATTCGACTGGACAACAACGTGGCCGACAGACATTTGAAAGAATGCATGATGGACGTCGAACGTCTGATCGAGCAGGGAAATTTGTACAAGATGCTGGCGTACTTGAATCAAAATGAGCTGGTCAATTGGGGATCCCCCATCGTCTGGACTTTGCAGCCTGACGAGAAAAACACAAATATTTATCGCAGCTTGATTTCTGCACCACAGTTGACCGCCTATGATTACATGCTTTATTTGGAAGACGAGAAAGAGGATGCCAGAGGTGAGACATACAAGAAGAAGTTCAAACAAGAGTTCATCAAGTACGTCAGTCGCCTCTTTAAAGCAGCTGGCATGGACGACCATGTGAAGAGAGCCAATGATGTCTGGAAAGTGGAATATGAAATATTATCGGCCCTCGGATGCGACTCCATTAAAAACGACAATGAAGACGGATACAACGTCGTCAAGGCAAGCGAATGCGTCGACAAATACGGTTTTGACTGGAAGCAGTTTGCGACAGAGCTAGGCTACAAAACAGTGCCCGACAAATTTATCTGCACCAGTCTGAACTATTTGAAATGCATCATGACCGTGCTCAACGAAAAATGGCAACAACCCGAGTGGCGATCGTATTTCCATTACATCATCATTCGACAGATTTCACTGTTTGGGCGGCGTTTCCGCGACATTCATTATGAATTCAAAGGCAAATTCATCGAGGCGCGCGGCGAAATTCCCATTGAAATCGAGGCACTGCTAGGAATGTCTCTGTGCTTCAACACGCTGTTGACCAACGAATACATCAAGCGACACAATCGAGAAGAGGAGATTGAATTCGTCAAAAATCTGTCCTCCGACTTGCGTCAAGTGTTCATCCGTATTCTGAAGCGAAACACTTGGTTGTCACCGTCGACAAAACGTGCTGCTCTCAAGAAAATAGAGCATTTGGAATTTGTGATCGGGTCACCGAAATTGCTGCGCGAGGATCCCCTGTTGGACTACAGTTCCGACGATCCCTGGGACAATATGTTAAAAATCACTCGTTGGAAGACGAAAAAACAGATTGAGCTAGAAGGCGCTGAAACCATCGATATCCCCGTGGTCGATTGGAACGCCTTGAAATTGGTCGGAACCCAGGCGTACATCGTGAACGCCTTTTACACGCCCATCAAAAACTCCATTTACTTTCCCCTGGCGTATTTGCAGAAACCGTTTGTCGACTTGGATGAGCGAGGCATCGAGTACAATCTCGCCTACGTCGGGTATACGATTGGACACGAGATGTCACACGCATTGGACGACACTGGCAGCAAATATGACTACAAGGGACGTCTGCACTCTTGGTGGACACCGCATGATCGCAAGGTATTTGAGCAAAAAATCAAAGACGTCGCCAAGCAATATGAGACTTTCGCGGCTTACGATGGTGTGAAAATGGACGCGATGTTGTCCATGGGCGAGAATTTAGCGGACATTTCCGGATTGGCGATTTGCGAGGAATATTTACGCGACTTCCAGGTGAAGAACGACGATATCCGACCGATCCGCAACAATTCCTTTAGGGCGTTTTATATTTACATCGCGGTGCAAGCAAGGCAACACATTTACAAAAACGCGATACGCGCCCAATTGAAGATCAATCCACATCCCATGGATAAATATCGGACCAATTGTCCTTTAGCGCGTTTGCCACTTTTTACAAGCACTTTCAACATCAAAGAAGGCGATAAAATGTATTGGCCGAATCAAGACACCATTTGGTGAACCGAAAACAGAGAAATAATTAATTGGAACAGACGTTTCGAAACCCTTTTTTTTAGGCGAACGGCGACCACCTTAAGACCCAGAATAATTTTTTTTTGTTGGAGGTATAGTATAATACAAAAAACACACACACACAAAAGATGGCAAGATCAATGAAACGCATCGCGCGCTCCGCCGCCAAGACCATGAAACGCTCCGCCTCCAAGGCTGCTGCCAGAGCTGCCTCCAAGGCCGCGTCTGCCTCCAAGGCTGCCTCCAAGGCTGCCCGCAAGGCTGCTGCTGCTGCCAGATCCGCATCTGCCTCCAGAGCCGCTAGTGCCTCCAAGTCCGCCTCCAAGGCTGCTGCAAAGGCTGCCGCTGCTGCCATGGGTGCTGCTGCCGCTGCTTCCAGAGCCAGAGCTGCAGGCAGAATGTAAACTCAATCCTTGATTTTTTTTTAAAAGCGTCGTGCATTTTGAAAAAAAAGCAACAAACAAAAAACTGTTTTGCTTTGCACCTTTATTTATTTGTTTTGCTCCCTTTCCTTCTTTTTCTGCTTCTCTTTTTATGTCCACCGTAGTATTCTTCATCTTCCAACATGTCTACGCCTATGACGCCATTGTGCAAGATCCGACGATTCTTCTTTGATCGACAATAGGGTTTTTGAATGCGTGGCGTATTGACCCATCGACAGAAGCGCATTTGTTCGCATTGATTTCTGGGTCTTTGACGACAATTCGAGTCCAAACGGTGCTCGCGGTACACGCCCAAGGCGTTGCCTTTGTAGAGTCTCTCATCAAAGTTCAACTGATCATACTTGGCGCGCCAAATGTTTATATTTCGTGTCGGCTTCATGCGGTCTAGAATTTTGGTGTAATCATTCAAATGCCGATTTCTTGGACGGTTCGGTAACTCGTTGTCGTCTTCGTCTTCGTCTTCGTCTTGGAACGGATCGTCTATGTCACCGTCTTGGTCGTCTTCGTTTTGAAACGGGACGTTTTCGACGTTTTGAGGCGAAGGTCCGTCAAAGATGTCGTCCATCAGAGCTCTTTCAGCATTACTTAGACCCTTGGCTTCCACGCGTTGTTGAACATTATTTATATCCTTGGACTCTGTGACCACGCTCTGTCTGGGACCCTTGGCCTCTGCCACCACGCTTTGTCTGAGACCCTTGGCCTCTGCAACCGCACGTCGTTGGTTAATAAAAGCATCGACCTGCTTCATCTCGTCATCTGTGGCAGACCTTTTTTTGTTGGCGGAGGTACGTCGTACATTTCCATCTTTACCTGGCGCAACTGAAGGTGCAATAAGCTGTTCTTGTTGTTGTTGCTGTTCTTCTTGTTGTACTTCTTGTTGTCCTTCTTCAGGTGGCAACGGAACGTTTTCGATACCTTCCTGTGGTTGGTTAACTTCCTGTGGTTGGTTAACTTCCTGTGGTTGGTTAACTTCCTGTGGTTGGTTAACTTCCTGTGGTTGGTTAACTTCCTGTGGTTGGTTAACTCTTCTTTCTTTTCGCGGTTTTCTTCTTAAAGCTGCCCTTTCGTCCCGTGCACTGTTTTGACTTCTATAACTGGGAGATCTCAAGCGAATAGCGTCGTAGCGGTCTTTCTCCTTTTGGGATCTGCGTGTCACAGGGGCGCCCCCTCTCTTGGCACGTCTTGTTTTGCGACGACGATGATGCTTCATGTTTTCAATTCAATTCATTATAGAAAAGGTGAAGAGAAGAATTATTTCCTGCGACGAGACCGGGTTATATCACGAGTATATGCGAACCCCGCGGTCTGGTAGTTGATGCGCTTGTTGCTTCGTTTTCTGCAAAACGACCTTACCGTTCCATTCGTCATCTTGCACAAGTTCGGCAACTCACCACATTTCTCTGCCGAGAGTCCTCTGCATTCAGAGTGGCGCAGTCGTCTTTTGTAGGCGTCAATGATATCTTGCTTGATTTTCACGCCACGTTCGTCTTTCGGTGCCCATTTCCATACATTTGTCACATCATCTTTGTGAAGTATCACAGGTGACTGGGCAAAGGACTCGATGCGACGTCGTCGATGGCGACGGCCTTTCTTTTCAGGTTCTTCGTTCATTTCAGGTTCTTCGTTCAGAGGAATGTTCAGAAATTCCAGATATTCATCGTCGTAATCGTCGTTATCCATCTTCTTTCCTTGTGCTTCCGCATCTTCGACGACTGCAGCGTCATTCTCTGCCGCCTGTTGAACAAGGACATTTTTTTGGTTTATCGGCATGCTCTGAACTAAAGCGGCCGTGGCTGCTGCAGTTTTTGCGTTTTTGCTGGATAATCGTGACGCCCTTGCATTTGCGCTTTTGCTGTTGCCTGTTGCCTGTGCAACCACTTCAGCTTCAATTTCGGCTGCGCTCTTGTTGGATCTTGTTTTGTCACCTTTTGGCTGTGCAACCACTTTGTCTGCGCTTCTGGTTGCGGATCTTGTTTTTTTATTGCGCTGGTAAGAGTCGGCTTCTGCGATTGCAACGCGATCTTGTAATTCCTTCAGTTTCGCGGCGCTATCTGCATCGAGTTTGCCAGTGCCCAAGTCACGGTGCAATTTCTTTTGAGTCAGCAAAGATTTGAGCAAATCCAATTCTGTTTCATTCAACGGTCCCATCTCACGAAGACGCTCAACAGACACGCCCTTGGGAAGCTGGGGCGATCTCTTTATCACAGATGCTCGCACAGTTTTTCTTTTCGCGCCGGCTTTCATTATCAAACCAAACGGATTGGCCAAGGCCTTGCCGATAAAGTCTAAATTCATGTTCATTTCCTCTTTTTAGATTGGCGGCAGATTATTTTTCTTTTGCTCCTTTTTTTACTGATGCTTCCACCTGCCTTTCGTTCTAACAAATTTGGAGCAGCAGCAGGATTCGTAGGTTCAGAGGCTGGTTCAGTCACAGGTTCTGGGGATGGTTCAGCAGCTGGCTCCGCAGGAGGAGCTGGTTCCGCAGGAGGAGTTGGTTCCACAGGAGCTGATTCAGGAATTGGTTCCGCAGGAGGAGTTGGTTCCGGACCAGGATTCATTGGTTCAGATGCTGGTTCAGATGCTGGTTCCGCAGGAGCTGATTTCGTTTTCGATTCCTGATCTAGTTCCGCAGCAGGATTCGTTGGATCAGACGACAAAACAGCTTCAGGTTCTTTAGCTACAGGTCCGTTTTCCTCAATTGTCGCAGCCTTCTCCTGATCCTGTTCCGGCTGCTCCTGATCCTGTTTAGCCGTCTCCTGCAGCTGCTCTTCGTCGACAACAGACAATTTCCCCGAGCGGGGATCACGACGCAATTGATCGGAACGAACCATGTCCGACGTCTGTTGGAGACTGTCGATTTGCCGCTGCGCGGTCTCCAGAATCTGTTTTTCGACAATCGCCTCGTAAATCTGCACTCCCTTTAAATAGTCCGTCTCGCACACCAAATACAGCCGAATAATGATTTCTCGTGTTTCTACGGTCAACTGTTGCAACCCGTCTTCGGTGAGTTGAGGATTCACACGAATCACCTTTTTGCCAGACTGCGGATCCACGGTATACACGAAGAGCCGGTTGATGACAGACAACAATTTCTCCTGGTTGGACTTGGCGTGGCGAATCATCTGCTTCAAATTATCCGCATATGCGACGAACAATTTGTCGGAGCCTCGAATCGCTGCGTCCAAGGGAGGATGGGAGCCCCGGCAGCCCTCTTTCTTCATCATGTTGCGCAGCCGAATGTCGCTGAACTTCTTAATGTCCGAGGGAACCTCATCGCCATCACTGAACGTCTTGTAAAAGATCCGAAGGTCTTGTTCGTAGCGCCGACGCGATTCGTAACTCATCGCTGTAAATTGCCCCGTCTCGAAATCATACTTGTCGTCGTAATAAAGCTGCTCCAATTCAGGAATGCCCGGCTCCTCTTGCAAGGACCGTGGTTCGCCGCTGGATTGCATAAAAGTGCACACATCCGGATGCAGGGTCACGTCGTCGCCGTCCTTTTGGAAGCCACGTTCCAGCGCGCGGATGCGATTGTCGCAAATGTTCAGTTTCTGGACTTCGTACTTGGTGCCACTGGGGATTTGGTCTTTCTCGTACAAAGGCACTTCGACGAACTGGCCATCGGCGTCACGATACAGATAGGTAGGATTGATAGTGGTCACGATGGCAGCGAAAATATGCGCGATCCGCACGTAAAACTTGGCGATGCCCATGCACATTCTCTTCTTGCGTAGATTCGTTTGAATGTCGAGGCGATCCAAGTCGTCGCGATCAAAGAAAATCACTTTGTCCTTTTCCAGTTCGTTCACTTCTACGCCCTGTCGGACCCGTTGTGCTAGATAGGTGATCTCCATGTCGGTGAAGTATCGCTGAATAATGTCGCTCGTCAAAATCACCAATTTGTCGCAGTACTCTTTCTTGTAGAGCTTCTTCAAAGCCTGGAAATTCATGGTCATAATGTAATGCGTGGCGATGTAGTCGATGACTTGATTGACCGGCTTGGCCTTTAAATCCGACGACGCGGAGGAGGAGGAAGATGGTTGATTGCCCATTTTCTTGGTTACTACATGAATCGAACGAAAATAAATAAAAACGATGTGACACATCATACAACAATGAAGCCATCTGATTTGCCACACGATGTACTGAACATCATCCTGGAATATGATGGGCGCTTCCTCTTCCGTGGGGGAGAATTTGTTGGGCGCATCCATCCGCATGATAAGAGGTATCCGATGCTGGAGCCTTTGCTGTCCAAGAAGATCAACTGTATCGAAAAAGCTGAAACGGACGGACGCGGGTTTTACATCGAAGTCCCTTTCAACCGCAACGGCACCGTTGGGTTGTGCTTTGACTTTCATTTTTCCTGGCCGGGGGTCTTCGAGATTTGTTATTTCGACACGCGATACGGGATGAACTGGACGCAAGAGCGCACTGTCATTGAATAATGAAGAAAATTGATTTAGAAAAACGTCAAGAACATTTGCATTAAAAAAGGACAGGAAAATCAAAACAAAGCGATTTCGCCTTTTTTTCACCAAAAAAATGAAGCGATCCTTCATTGAGACCGAGCAAAGTCGAGCCAAGGCTTGCAGCAAAAAGAATCGCGACGGAAATTTGAGCCATGACAGGAAACAGAGTCTGTGGAACATCTTCGATGCCGAAATCAAAAAAAACCCACTCGAATGCATTTATCGCGACGACGTCAAGAGCCGTGACAATTGCGAGCAATGCGGTGCCGCTCTGTCCTTCTCCGACGAGGGCTTCCCTACCTGTATAAATAACAAGTGTTCGATTATTTATAAAGATATCCTCGACCAAGGTGCCGAGTGGCGCTTTTATGGCGCCGACGACAACCAAGGCACCGACCCCACACGCTGTGGCATGCCCATCAACCCTTATTTGGAAGAGTCCTCTTACGGATGCAAAGTGCTCTGCGTCGGCAAGTCATCGTATGAAATGCGCAAAATCCGGCGATACACCGAATGGCAATCGATGCCGTATCGTGAGAAATCCTTGTACGACCAATTCCAACGCATCACGATCATGGCACACAATGCTGGTATCCCCAAGCTCATCATCGACGACGCGATCCGTTATCACAAGCGCATGTCCGAATACGAACAATCCTTCCGTGCAGACAACAAAGACGGGCTCATTGCGGCGTCCATCTATGTATCCTGCCGAGTGAACAATTGTCCAAGGACGGCGAAAGAGTTGGCGGCCATTTTCATGTTGGACCCCGCTAGCGCGACCCAGGGATGCAAGAACGCGCAGCTTATCCTGCACCATTTGGAGCGCGACATGGATGACCGAGAAAAGACGAATTTCTGTCTGACGAAACCAGAGGCCTTCATCGAGCGGTATTGCAGCCGCCTCAACATCAACAACGAACTGACCAAGCTGTGCACCTTCATCTCGATCAAAATCGAGCGCGAGCACTTGATGCCCGAGAACACGCCGCAATCCATCGCCGCGGGCATCGTCTATTTTATTGCGCAAGTGTGCAGCATCAACGTGAGCAAACACGACGTGAAACGGGTGAGCGACATCAGCGAAGTCACGATCAACAAGTGCTACAAGAAGCTGGAGCGCATGGCGACGGACTTGGTGCCCGGCGTCATACTGCAAAAATACGGAGGATACAAATGGCTGCAGCGTCGAGACGCTTATCGCGAGGAAGAAGAAGTTTTATTAACTACAACTACTTCTTAATAATAAATCTTGTATATTTTGTGAAAAAGTGTAAAATGTAAATGGTAAATGTTCAATAAACGGACTTTCTTTCAATCCACCCTGGAACAGAAAACATGTCACCATGCCAAATCTTGTCAGGAATGTAAGCAGGATATTGAACTGTCGAGAAAAAGGAGAGATAGCCGATGATGGCAGAAAATGATCCGTGCGACAAGCACAGGTGCTTGCAAGTACTCCCGAATTGCATCGTCCTCACCTCGTCGTCATTAACAAGAGTTGCTCTTGGGTACACTGATAGTATCTTTCTTATGATATCATGATCTGGCTGGTCGGTTGCGATGAACAAATTGTCGAATGTTGAGTCCTTCAGGCAGTCCAAATAATATTGTGCGCCTGGATTGAACTGTTCTGCGTCTGTCAATCGGACATGAACGAACAGGTCGTTGTTTCTGCTGTACCTCTCTTTGAATGGGTTCGCTTCCATTATGGAGTGTTTGACTTCTTCACTATGTATGTACTCGTGGATAAGAGACATGATGTCTTTTGTCTGGAAAAAGGCTGTGTTCGGATTGAGGTTGATTTGAATTGCTTTTGGATCACTCCGGAAGAAATGGAAGTAGTTTGCATCGATCACTTCAGCAGTGTGATGGTAAACCTTGGTTCCATTGCTCAAAGGAACACCAAGTCTGTCGCAAGAGATTTGGCTCGCAAAATGGTATTTGATATCGAATTTTCTTGCAAGAAAACTAGTCGCCAAGTCACGAATGATTTGGTTGCCTAATCTTCCGTAGTTTGATGATGTTGTTGTCATTTTGCAAATTTAATTGGTTAACGAAAAAAAAACGAGGGTAATTAAACGAGTTTCAACAAGAATAAGCAATTTCCGTGTGTTTTTGGTAAGACAATTTGGAGTCCAACTCTACTAACAATATTTTCTTGGACGGCAACTGATACTGTTCAAAGTCTTCGTCCGACATTCGCAACAAATGTTTCATCAACACTCTGGCCGTGTGTTTGTGTGTCACGATCAGAGGGAACTTGCTTTCACTCAGCGTGTACAAGATGTCGTTTTCGTAATAAGGCAAGAGACGATCTAACACATTCTCCTTGGACTCGCCGTTTTTGATTTTCTCGAAATAGCAGTTGCGATAGATATTGTATTCGTTGGAGAACGCATGGTCCTTCAACACCGGCGGCTTCATGCTGTAATTGCAACGCATCATGTGCGTAAATTTCTCGCCATACAAATCGCGAATCACTTGTCGTGGAACGCCCTCTAGAGTACCATAATGACGCTCATTGAGACGCCAGGTCGTGTGTACGGGCACCGTCTTTTTCATTTGGTCGTTGATGATGTTGCAAGTCTCGATGCAGCGGTCCATGACGGACGTGAAAAAGATGTTTGGCAAGAGGCCATGGGTCGACAACGTCTTCGCCACACAGGCCGCCTCCTCTCGTCCCGCTTCAGTCAGCGGAATATTGGTCCATCCAGTGAATTTGCTGTCCTGGTTCCACACCGATTCACCATGTCGGACCAGAAGAAACCTGCGCAACATCAAAATCGGTGGCTGACGAAAAGCTGACGTCATCATTATCCTGGTTGATTCCTTTTTTTTCTTTATTTCTTTCTTTCTTTCCCTTTCTTCTTGACTTTTGACTTTTGAAAAGCACGTTTTTTTAATTTGATTTTTTTCGCCCTGTAACCGAAATTATGCCGCCCTCCATTGTTTTCATTGTTCCATACAGGAACCGTGTGACTCATAAGAATTTCTTTTCGCATTACATGTCCACGTTGGTCCTCGAGGGGCGTGATGATTACGAAATCTATTTTTCGCACCAGGCTGACGACCGCCCTTTTAACAGAGGTGCCGTGAAGAACTTGGGATTCCTGGCCGTCAAAGAGAAGTATCCAGCGGAGTATGGTGACATGACTTTCGTCTTTCACGACATCGACACGGTTCCGAATTGTGCGGGCCTCTTTGACTACCAGACGCCGCACGGCACCGTGAAGCATTTTTATGGATTCGAGTACGCTCTGGGGGGCATCGTGGCGATTAAAGGCAGCGACTTCGAAGCGACCAATGGTTTTCCCAATTACTGGGGATGGGGCAAAGAGGATCACGTCTTGCAACAGAGGTGTTTGCAACGTGGTCTGCGCATCGATCGATCCCAATTCTTTCCCATTGGCAGTCCCGAAGTGTTGCATTTGTTCGACGGAATCTCGCGAATCATCACTCCTCAGAACCATAACAATCACAATAACAATAACAGCTACGGTGGCGGCTTGAGCTCCTTGACCCGTGTGAACATGTCTGTAAACACCGAGTCCTCGAATCCGCTCGACAATGTCTCGAGTACGAACACAGACAAGTTGTATTACGTCAATGTCGCGGATTTCGAAACGGGTGTGGATTGGCGAAGAGAGCAGTACCACGAATACGACTTGAGAGAGCCACAGGAGGCCCTGGTCAAACCGAGGCGTCCCCCCGTCGGAGGTCAACAGCAGACACAGTGGTCCAACATTCCCTTTTATCCGACGGCGGCTGCGAAACGCGATTTGGTGAACCGTTTTGGCGCGCAACAGGCGGAGCAAATGGTGCGTCAGGTGTATGCTTCATCATCGTTGTCAACGCCCACACCAACCAAAATCCCGAGAAAAGCACCGCCTCCACCACCACATCGCTACTCGCCTCAGTACGCGCAATACATCGGGGCCAAACCGCGCGCCATGCCTTCTGCCAACATCGGACTAGGTGGCATCCTCATGTAATGCAGACTTTGTTGTAATTCAGCATGTAATCCCGGAAATTGGTGCGCCGACCCACCACATCACTGTAGTCATCTCGTTGCACCACCGTCGGCGGTACAAGGAAGAACCATCGGTCCTCCATTTGCAACGACAACCAATATTTGTCGACCGCGAACATTTTGGTGTTTTGAGGCGCTTTCATGAGCTTTTCGATTCCAGCCTTGTAATTCGCAATCAACTTGTCATAGTAATGCTCACGCACAATGTAACCCGTGGTGGTGATACAATTGCGCACCTGAATGCAACAGTCGTCCACCGGCTGATAAGGCAACATGTTGTTCCCTGCCAGGAGCAAGACATCCCAGTCCTTCTGTCTAGAAACAAACTTATCCAAGTTTTGTAGCAAGGTCGTCGGATCGAGAAATTCAATGTCATCCTCGCAGATGAACACCTGTTTCCATCCCTGCGCTTTTGCCATCTGCACACACTTCAGGTGACTCATGCTGCAACCCAGTGCACCGCTCGCTAGCTTCAATGCCTCAAATCGTTGCGGATTTTCGATCCCCAACTTGCGCAGCTCCTTCATGACCGCATCTTTCCTGTCTTGACGATGTGCCAAATTGATAAAGAGGGTGTGCTCGAAAATCGATTTCATTTCCACTTTTGTGTATCGCGTTTGTGGAACAAAACCGTTTAAATACATGCACGGAGCTTTCGTTAAAAAACTTTTAATAAGCAAACAAAAAACAATGTCAAAAACATCAGCCATACCGAAAATCATCCATCAGCTGTGGATCGGTCCCAAACCGCGTCCAAGTAAGTTCATGGACACCTGGAAGGAGAAGCACCCCGACTTTGAATACATCTGGTGGTCCGAGCAAGAAATCGCCAAACGCGGTCTTGTCTTGGAATGTCAACAGGCCATCGACAAAATCGAAGAAATCAACGGCAAGGCTGACATCATCCGATGGGAGATCCTCTACCAGTATGGCGGCATCTTCCTTGACGCCGACTCCATATGTGTGGAACCCTTTGACGACGACGTGTTGAGCAAAATCGCCTTTGCCGGCTACGAGAACGAACTCAATCGTCCCGGGTTAGTTGCCACCGGCACTATGGGTTTCCCACGCCATCATCCTCTTTGCCGAGCTGCCATCAATTACATCTTAAGCAATCCCACTGATCAAGCTACGACGGGACAAATGGCATGGCAAACCGTAGGACCACTTCTGCTGACGCGTCTGTTGGACACTGGTCGCTTCCCGCTTGTTCACATATTCCCCAGCTATACTTTCCTTCCTATCCACTACACATCGCACCAGTACGAGGGGCACGGCAAGGTGTACGCTTACCAGGAGTGGGGGTCCACCAAACAGAATTATGACATTATGAATACCATCGAACTACCGGCACAACTCAGAATGCCGCCAGTGGCAGCGTCCGTCTTGATCACCAGCTACGACACAAAATTCAAGTACATATGTGAGTGTCTGGATTCCATCAAAGCACAAAACGGACATTTTGCCATTGAGCTGGTTTGGGTTAACGACGGCTCCAGCGAGACCAATACTGCGTTGCTGGAGAAGGCACTCAAGCATTTCCAGGAGACGACACGTTTTGTGCAAGTGAAGTACATCAAGATGGAGACGAATCGTGGACAGAGCTATTGCTCTCTTCAAGGTTTGCAATTGTGCACCAACGAAATTGTCTTCCGCATGGATTCCGACGACATCATGCTTCCAGAGAGAATGCGCAAACAATGGTCGTTTTTGGATAGTAGACCCGACTGCATGATGTGTGGGACGAACCTCACCTTCTTGCGCGCCCACCCTGAAACGGGAGAGTTTGTAAAAACAGACGGCACACAACATCCCGAGCGAATCACTCTGGAAGACTACCGTCAGCGTCCGTCGCATTGGATGATGAATCACCCGACCATTTGCTTTCGGAAATCTGCCGTCATGTCGGTGGGTAGTTACAGCGAAGAGCACAGAAAACCATACGAAGACTTTGAGCTCGAATTGAAGATGCTGCGAAAGTATGGTGTTCTGTACAATTTGCCCGAGTCGTTGTTGCTTTACCGCATCCATCCCGGTCAACTCACCTTCCAAGGAAAAACATCGACACCCGAATTGGTGCAAGAAAGAAACAGTCTCATTCAAAACATTATTTTTAAATCAACAATCAACAATTGATCTTTGTCCATTCCCCAGGAAACAAGTCTTTCAAGTCGTGGTGCCGCAAGTTGACGCCGAACCAGACGCTGGGATAGCAAATCATGCGCTGGTCATTGGAGTTGCAATAAGCAGCCCACCAGCTGAACGTGCTGTTCGCGATCACATTGTGTTGACAACAACTCATAAGAAGCATTTGTTGCCAATCTTCCAAGCCATCCGGACAGCGGACAAATTCGCAATTGGTGAACCGACTTTGCAGCGCCGCAATCATCGTGCGTTCGATTTCCGCACGGTCTTCGTCTTCACAGAAGTACATGACCTTGACAACAGGGTCGTTCACATAATGCAACATGTAGGCGAGAGAGTATTCGTAATAAGCGACTGGCAAGACCGGGTGGCAATCCGGCAGGCGCTTGTAATCGCCCCAGCGGAAGTGCAAGGAAATCGTCGGTGCCGTCTTTACGGACAGCTGCTCGAGCAACTGTGCCTTTTGTGTCTCCAATTGAATCATGCGGCTCAGAGTCGGCCAATGGAATTGGAAATATTTGTAGCTCTGAAAATACCCATCCAGACAAAGGTTTGCTTGAGGTGGCAGCACTTGATTGCTTGGCAAATCGAAGAAATGGAAACAGGGCTCCATGATGTATCGCGAGGGCGGCATCGAGGCCACGCCGAATTTCTCTTTCAACGACTTCAACAAATTGTCCCAGTACCGCGGACGGAAGGTCTCCCCCTGGACGCGACGCACAGCACTTGTGTCAAACTGCGGGGAATATTTGATGCGCATCGCATAGGCAATGGTGGTGAAAATCTGGAAAAGCTGGTTTCCCAGCCCTCCTTTGAGGTTGACGGTCACGTAAGGCATTTTTTTGGAACTTGAAACAAGTAGTAAGAATTGTGTTTATGTTGTGTTTCGTTTCAAAAATTTTTTTAAAAGAAAACAAAGCTACCTATCTCTTTTCTATCATTTCTATCATGTCTATCATCTCTATTCCTTATCAAAAATCAAAAATCGGCACACAAGTCGAAGACATCATCGGTCGTCTCTTTGTTGGCCAACGCATAGAGCGAGGAAGTGCGCTCAAAGAAATTGTGTTTCTGCTCTAACGAGATGAGTTCCATGAAATCAAACGGGTTGGCAGCATTGTAGATCTTGTCGTAGCCCAGTTGGACGCTCAATCGGTCGGCCACAAATTGGATGTATTGGGTCATCAGCACAGAATTCATTCCGATCAGGCGACACGGCAGCGCCTCGCAAATGAATTGCGTCTCGATATCCACCGCCTCTTTGATGATCTCATAGACGCGTGCCTTGGGCACCTTCCGCTGCAGTTTGCTGTACAACAGAATGGCAAATTCGGTGTGCAACGCTTCGTCGCGCGAAATGAGTTCGTTCGAGAAGGTGAGCCCCGGCATGAGCCCGCGTTTCTTCAGCCAAAAGATGCTGCAAAAGGCCCCACTGAAAAAGATGCCCTCGATGCACGCAAAGGCAATCAGGCGCGAGGCGAAGCCGCTGCGGTTGTCGGCGATCCATTTGGTGGCCCAATCGGCCTTGCGCTTGATGCAGGGAAAATGGTCGAGCGCATGGAACAACCGGTCTTTCTCGGCGGTGTCCTTGATATAAGTGTCATTCAACAGACTGTAGGTGGTGCTGTGAATGTTCTCCATGGCGATCTGGAAGCCATAAAAAGCCCGGGCCTCGGCGATCTGCACGTCGCCCATGAAGCGCACAGCCAAGTTCTCTAACACGATACCGTCGCTGGCGGCGAAAAAGGCGAGAATCATGGAAATAAAATGGCGTTCGTCGTCGTTCAAAGCGTTCGACCACTGCACGACATCTTTCGTAAGGTCGACTTCCTCCGGCCGCCAAAAGCAATCAATCTGCGTCTTGTACATTTTCCAGATGTCCTCGTGTTGGATGGGGAACATGACGAAGCGATTGACGTCTGGTGTTAGCAGTGGCTCTTTGGCGGACATTGATTGCTTTTTCTCTGGACAGGACAAAGGGTTCTAAACTTAAATAGATAAGTCGAAGAAGTTTTTATGCCCGTTTCTCTCAGAGAAAAACACACACCACACAGAAAAATATGGAGGTACTCGAGACGGAATTGAGTTTGGCCGATCGCGACCTGCAGCTGAACAAGCTCCAACAAGAGATCACACAGAAGAAGCAACTATTGCTCGAAAAATATTATCGGCTGAAGACGATGAAAGATGCGAACGTTTACATTGAAAATGTGAAAATGGATTACCAGCAGTACCACCAGAAATTGTTGGAGGACAAGAAAAAACAAGAGGCCGCGTTGAACAATTTAACCAAGTATTTAGCGGACTTGATGAAAGTGGACAAGATGGCGGGGCAGGTGTCGGAGGAGATCAAGCGCGACAACGCGTCGATACTGCAGGAGATTAACAAGCTGAAGGGAGAGATCAACAATTTGCTGTCGGACCGGGGACGCTAGCTAGGAGAAAAATATTATGCATGGTGTTATAGAAAGCAATCATGGCAAACGCAACGAAATCATTGCAAGAACTCGTTGATGAAATACACGAAGGTCTGCAGAATGCAACGATCAATTTGAATAAGCTGTCAAGGAGTTTCGGTGCAAATAAAACAGGTGTTGGCACTGTTGTCAATAATAAGAGACTAATTCTATCTCTATCTAAACTGCAAGATCGTCAAAACTCCGGACGATCCAAAATAAAACCCATCGGAAGTGCAAAAACAATCGCAAGCGAATGGTATGACGATGCTATAACTGCAAGTGAAGACTACGAAGGCATATACCCCGAGACCGACGAAAATTTCAGTCACGTTCTTCGTCCGTCGGGTGGGAGAAGAAGACGATCGAAAAGATTGAGGAAAAAAGGAAGGAGAACGATGAAAACCATGAAAAAGTAGAGGGGATGTAGGCGCGCTTTTTTTTTGTCCGATGAAAGTAAGACAGAAGTTGGCCATGGAAAATTTATTTAACGATGCAAACCAGAAAATTGGTGAGATTGCTGGTAAAATCCAAGGTTTCAAAGCGGATCATTCAAAATTCAAGATAAAGGTTGACGCAGCCATTGAAGAGATACTGGCCTTGATCGAGACCGCCAAGAAAAGTAAGGTTAGGATTCGAACAAAAATTGCGGATAAGCAACGAGAAATCGCGTATGGACAGCAACAGCTTAAGCAGCTGACCAGCAGTGGAAAGCAAGGAGCGGATGAAATCGCCGAGCAGCTAAAAGCATTGCAGGCAAGTTCAGCTCAATTGCAATCGCAGATTCAAGTTTTGCAAGCGGAGAAAGACAATTTACAACGAGCGAACCAACAGTTGAGTCAAAAATCGAACAATGCTAATTTGGTAAATGATTACAGTGCTGCCATTACTGAAAAAGACAAGGAGATAGCACAGTTGCGATCTGAATTGGCGCAAAACGCTCTAACAATAAAAGAGCGGGAAGACCAAAACACGCAACAATATGATGCTCTGGAAAAGTCACAGCAAGACATTCAAGCACTGGTCGACAGAATAACTGTTTTGTACAAAGATGTGGACGGATTGATTGAACAAGCGAACGAAGAAGACACAAAGTTGATGAACAGCATCGGAAAGATTCGAACAGAACTTCTCGAAACCAACGAGGACGATGAAGAGTTGGAAGAGTTATTGAATAATGAGGAATTGCTGAATTTAACTGATGATGGATTGGGACTACCAGTGGTAGTGCCCCAACAGCCCGCGATCCAAAACAATCCACTCACCGCCCCGGTCAATCCAGGAGCAGCAAATGACGTCTCTCCCGTGCCTCCCATCACACAACCCATTAAAACGTCAGTCGTTGAGGAAAAAAAAGATGACGAGGAGGGAAAAGATGATGATGGTGAGCCTATCGACGCCGGCAACGATGAGGAGCAAAGAGATGATGGCAAGACTGTCATCAATCAACTTCCAGCCGCTCCAACAGCAGTCGAGAATCCTGTCATAAAATCTGACGAACTTTCAGCCGCTCCAACAGCAGCAGTGAAGATTGTCCCAAATTTCGAAACAGGATCAGAGAGCCTGGCAAATATGCTCAATCCGAAAGCGCAGAATCCTGTTCAATACGAACAACCACCTGTTCAACCTGTTCAACCAGTTCAACCAGAGCTGACTTTGGAAAAGCTGAATTCAATATTTAACAGCTTGGACGAGCTGGGAGATAAAAAGCCGAAATTGTCTAACAAAACAAAAGATTACAAAAAACCACATGCTCAAACCCTAATCCGCGGTGCCATTGCAAATTTGAAGAAAGTCGACACAGAAGCAGCAAGAGCACATGTTGAGGAATTGAAGAAATATTATACAGACGACGCTTCCAAAATATTTGGAGGCCGTGGAAGTGGCACGGTCCGTCGCCGCCGCCGAAGGAAGAGCACGGCGCGTAGACGCCGCAGAACCCGCCGATCCACTTAAAACCCGGACATCACAAATTTTTTTGTCGACTGAAAATAGTAAGAGACACAATCGACAAAAAGAGACGCAATTATATCGAGATTAAGAAAGTCGTCACAGAAAAAAATGGAACAGCTGCAACAAATCGGTAAATATTTACAGGATTATGGGACAGAGCATACTCTACAGACAAACGCTATGCAACAAAATCTTGAGACGATATGGAATATCATCAATGAGCGTGAAGATAAAAGGAAGATCGAAAACCAGGCGATATCATCACTTCAAGATGAGTTGCGTTTGTTGGAAGACGATCTCGGGAAATTGAAACGACAGGAAAATGAAACACTCATCCTTCAGGAAAGAGTCTCTCAACTGACTTCTGAAGCGAACGCATTGAAGGTGCAGATCAAAACTATAAATGATGCGTGGCAGCAAAAATTTGATTCGCTTCAAAGTTCCTCAACGGACGTGCAGAATAAAGCCACAGCGAAATTCATGACAGATCTCAAGAGTCTTCAAGATCAACTCCAGTCAAAGACTGATGAATTGGAACAAATTCAACAATCAAGCCTTGAGCAGGGAAACAAAATTCTCGAGCTGCAGACTGCACTCGAACAACTCCAAAGAGAGAAAGGAAAACTCGAGGAAGAGCAGAAGAGGTTGACAGATGAATTGTCGTCTCTTCGAAGCACTGGTGTTGCAGATCAGACCACTATCGCTGAACTTCAAAAAAAACTTGGCGAGATAACAAGAGCGAATAAATCGCTCAATGACCAAATTGATCAAGTTTCATCACAGATGCAAGCTGAACAAAAGGCAACTGCAGAAAACGAGAGGATTCTCAATGATAACATCTCCTCACTCAACCAGCGAATCCAAGCAATCACATCAAATGCGCTGCAAGAGGATGAGAAACTCGGGCGAAATATTAAAGCTATCGCAGAATTTGAGTCAACATCCAAGAAAAGACGCATTGATGACATCATAACGACCATCACGCAACAGAAAGGAACCAACAATGAGACACCGCTGCAGAGCGCAAAAAATTGGATCCGTCAAAATCAAATTTCACTCGGTTTGTCAAACGACGGTACTGTCAATAAATTTCTCAATGATGCTACAGCAACAGATGCAACGAAATCCTCAGTCGCCCAAGCCCTCTTCAATGCGAAGGCCAATAAACCCGGAGATGTCCAACTATCAATTGACAATGTTATAAACATCTTGTACCCTGGATTTAAACCCGTCCTTCCTTCAAGGACTCGGTCGGGACAGAAGAATGGTGGCCGTCGAAGTCGCATTCACCGCGTCACCAGAAGACCCCGGAGGCCCGGCAGCCGCAAGGGAAAACCCAGTTCACGACGCCGCAAGGCGGCCAGGCCGACCCGACGCGCCCGGAAAACCCGCCGCCATGCGCGCTGAATGATCGACAACCAAAACGTCTTGAGAACACAGACCCGCGTACCCGACCCAGGCAGGTCGAACCATTGGGCGATATGCAGCTTTACGTAGTCAGGTTGCGCAATGATCTGATGATAATTGCGCAAGCTCGGATGTGGCAGATGCCGGTGCTGTCTCGACACCGCCGCATAATAATCACTCAAGTCGGCCACCGGATTGTAGGGCTCACTGCTACTGTCGTCGTCGTCCGATCCGTAACTGTGATTGACGTAAAAGGGACCCGCAACGCTGTTGTAATCGTGGCGAAACAATCCTTCCGTGAAGTCATCATCGTCGAAGTCGTCGTCCTCATCATTGTACCAAACTTCTTCCACGTGCATACTGAATCGCTTATGCACAAGGAAATGACCCTCGGCGTCCTCGGTGGGGCCGTGGATGGCGTCCCAGTAGATCTCGCACAGCACAAGATCCCACGGCATTTTTCCTTTGTTTTTAAACCAGTGCTGTTGCCGTATCTATATATATTTTTTTCATCGCCATAACTAACAAATTAGCAACAAGCGGACACAAAAATGGCAGCAGCTGAATGGATGGAAAATGCAAGAGGCATCGTCAATGACAAAACCTTCAGGTATTTCATCTTTGGATTGGCCTTTTTCAACGTCATCGGATACTTTGTCTTGCGAAATACCCAAGCCATACTCGTTTTCTTGCTGATCACCGGTGCCGGTGCCATGTTTAGTGATAACTGGACCATGATCATGCTCGTCGCGATTCTTGTAACCAACACATTGATGTCGTTGCCCATGCGCCGCGATGGTTTCGACAACCGAAGCAACGGACGCGAGGCTGAAGAGGAACCCGACGAGGAGGACGAGGAGAAAATCTTGGATCCCGAAATCAAGCGTGGCGTCAAGACCATCAAGCGCCATGACTTGGATGAGGCCAAGCGCCGATTAGCGACCAACAACAACAACAATAATAATAACCAATTCATGTCGGAGGATGGACACGATGTGACGGGCACAAGCACGGTTGCCGCCGCCACTGCGGAAGACGACGTAGTACCCATGCCCGTCGACACGTTCCAAGTCGGTGGCACCAAAAAGTCCACCCCGGGATCCAGAATCGATTACGCGTCGACCATGCAAGAGGCCTACGAGAACTTGGAGCAAATTTTAGGACAAGGCGGCATCCAAAAGCTGACCGCAGACACCACCAACCTGATGCAGAAACAGAAGGAATTGTTCCAGGCCATGCAAGGCATGAGCCCCCTCTTGAATCAGGCCAAAGAGATGTTAAGTGGTTTCGACATGAAATCGATCCAGAACCTGACCCAGCTGGCCACTCCTGTAAACCAATGAAAAAACCAATGAAGATGACGATGACTTTTTTTGACTCTCTTACATCAAGAGTCAAAACAAACCCTAGAAAAACAGACAAAACGATGAAAAAATGTCCTCCCGGTGTGCTTTGCATTGAACGCTTGACCATGGGCGTCTTGGTGATCGCAGCCATCGTTGCCGCGTTTGTCCTTTTCCGACATTTGCAGAAACAACAACCTCTGCAAATCAATCTCCGCCAAGACTTAACCCAAGACACGCGCCCCGCGATTCCGAGTTATCCGTATAACAATCTGCCACCTTATAACGTACTTCAAGACGCCTATGCGCCGCCTTACAAAGACAACCGGTATTTCGTCAATGTGCCGACCAACATTGGGGTCGTGGACACGAATTATCGCCAGATGGGTATGCTAACACCCGTGGGAGGGCCCAATGTGAACAACATTTTGCCGCTGATGGGTCGTCCGTTGTATGTGAGCCGATCGAAATACCAATACTATGCGATTAGCAACCAACACAACAACATCAAGCTGCCGATTCGCGTGAAAGGGCGCGCGGCGCTGAACGACAACGGGGTGGATGAATTGTTCACGGGTGACACGGTGTTTGTCGAGGGTTACAACGAGCCGTTCCGGGTCACCCTTTATGAAAACGAGACGATCCAGTATTTGCCGTTCCTGTAAGGAGGAAGGAAATTGTTAGAAGCTTGGAGAATTTGTTAGAATTTCTCGTTTTGGAAAACCCTTCAATGTGAAGGTCACAATCGTTGTAAACACAGGTAGGACAGAAAACTCAGACACTTTTGGAAATCTGCATTTTCTAACAAATTTCAAACAAAACTAACAAAGGCCAGCCTTGGTGATTTTTCATTCACTTTTCGCAAACAATGAAAAAATCTGGAATTCGGGGTTGTGTAAAAAAAACGGGAGAAGACCTCGCGGATTTCAAAATAAAATTGGTTGCAGCCAATTGACTTTTAAAAAAAGACCATCGATTTTGGGGGATAAAACTCCGCACTTTTTAATCGTTTTTCGCGAATATGGATTTGTGGAAAAAAAAGGGGAGGAGACCGACCGATTTTCAAAATGAAATTGGTTGCAACCAATTGAGTTCGAAAAAAAAGGGTCCGATTTTGGGGGATAAATCTCCACACTTTTCGTTCACTTTTCGCAAACAGTGAAAAATCTGGAATTTTTTGTAAAAAAAGGGGAAATATTAAAAAAATCTGGAATTCGGGAGTTGTGAAAAAAAAAGGGGAGAAGACCTCCCGGATTTCAAAATTAAATTGGTTGCAGCCAATTAACTTTCAAAAAAAGACTATCGATTTTGGGGGATAAAACTCCACACTTTTCGATCGCTTTTCGCAAATAGTGAAAAAATCTGGAAATCCGGGGTTGTGGAAAAAAAACGGGAAGAGACCTCCCGGATTTCAAAATTAAATTGGTTGCAACCAATTAACTTCCAAAAAAAGACTATCGATTTTGGGGGATAAAACTCCACACTTTTCGTTCACTTTTCGCAAAAAGTGAAAAAATCTGGAATTCGGGGTTGTGGAAAAAAAACGGGAGGAGACCGACCGATTTTCAAAATAAAATTGGATGCAACCAATTGACTTTCAAAAAAAGACCATCGATTTTGGGGGATAAAACTCCGCACTTTTTAATCGTTTTTCGCGAATAGTGAAAACAAATGAAAAAATCTGGAATTCGGGAGTTGTGGAAAAAAAACGGGAGAAGACCTCCCGGATTTCAAAATTAAATTGGATGCAACCAATCAACTTTCAAAAAAAGAGGTCGGATTTTGGGGGATCAAACTCCACATTTTTTAATCGTTTTTCGCGAATATGGATTTGTGGAAAAAAAAGGGGAGGAGACCGACCGATTTTCAAAAACAAATTGGATGCAACCAATTGAGTTCGAAAAAAAGACCATCGATTTTGGGGGATAAAACTCCGCACTTTTTAATCGTTTTTCGCGAATAGTGAAAAAATCTGGAAATCTGGACAAGTTTTTGTTAGAAAAGCAACAATTTGTTAGAATATCTCTATTCCGAAAAGTCTTCCATTTTCCTTCCTTTGATAACGGAAGCAACGATCGTTCAAATCCAGACACTTTTGAAAATTTGCATTTTCTAACAAATTTTCAACAAAACTAACAATGCCCTCTTTCACAGTGACGAGCTGGACAAACTGGTCTTTAACCCATCAAAATCTTTGTCCACATGACGACGAAGGACGCCAACGTTTTCCAACATGATTTTGAGGTCCGCCTTTTTGTCCGCGTCCTGAACGGATGCGATTTTTTGCTTGAGGGCGATCTCCAGACGGTGTACCGAGCTCACGTACGCGTCCACCCTGTCGTTCATGTATCCCTTGCTCTTGGCTAAAACCATCCAACCAAGATGTTCGAACATGTGTTTCTGCCAGACATGCAACGAGTGGAACGTTGCCGCGCAGCATTTTTGTTTGCGTGTCTTGGCCCTCAAATGCGAATGTTTTCTACGGGTTGGCATGTTTTTGTCCAATCTGTAGAAAAATTTAAAAAACAGGATTATCCATGCTCCCTGTAATAGGGCGTCTCGGCAAACACGGGAAAATGGTGTTCGAGTCCGAAACGCTGCAACGCGCGATGAAAAGTGATATAAATTTCCTTGTACAACGAGCGATTCTCGGCCAGGCTGCGGGTGTGCCACATTTCCACCGGTTGCGATAAATGGATTCCTACCACGTTGGGTTGTGCAAATTGGCGATCCTTGTCGTCGCTGAACACCAGAATGTAAAAAGGTTTGCCGGCAGGCAACAGCCCGCGAAGCGTCGCACACATGTCGTCCATGCATTCGGTCACGCTCGTGTCCGACACGGCAGGAAAACAAAAATTCAAAAAGACCAACGGCTTCGTCGGGTCAGAGAAAAACATGTTGCGGGTGTTGGCGATCTTCTCTTGGTATTTGGCCTTGATGAAGTCGTAGTTGGTGATCGTGTTCTTTTCCGGGTCGAACAAGAAGTCGTGGTGGAAATTGAAGTGGTACTTGGTGTGCGTGACGCAATGGTCCATGTCCGCTAGATGCGAAAAACGTTCGACTTCGCTGGAAAAGGTCGGCGCCTCGTTCTGGAAATGCTGATATCCCCGCAAAAAGGATGGGTCATAAATGTCGTCCCAGCGGTCATCGCGAAGGAAGTCCAGGATCCGCCGAAAGGGAAAGCCACCGAGCATGAATAACAATTTGTCCCTCTTGCCGAGAATGTCCTTGATAATGATACTGGTGGCGCAATGGTCGCCGAAAAACATCAAGTCACACATTTCTTTAATTGTGTCTTGATGTGGATGAAGTTCTTTTTTTTCGCGCGGCAAACTTACTTACTACACATTGTCGAAAGAGACAGTGACCAACCGAGATCCGTCCTCTTTAGGGAACAAGGTGACAGTTCCACTCTGGCCGTAAAACTCGCCAGTGGTGTTCAAGATATTCGAGTTGGCGGCCACGTTGACAGGGTAGTACACCGTCGGATTGTCGTGCATGAAAGTGTACTGCCAACTGATGCTGCCTCTGCCGTCGACGTGGTAGGTGTTGTTCAGGCGCACAATGTACTTTCCTGGCGCCACCTGTTGGACATAGTCGTCGCTGACTTTGTAGCCGATCGGCTTGTCGTTGAAAGAGTAGATGGGGGTCTTGACAAAAGTGTGCGAAATGTAATCCGGCGCGTCCTTCACCACGACAGTGGTTGTGCTGAAAGCAGGGTCGCGAGTGCTAAAGTAAAAACTCAAGGGCTGTGATGGCATTTTGTAAGCAATGTTTTTTTTATGTGCAGTCTTTGTAATTTACGCAACGAAAAAACACAAAAAAAAATCCATGTCCTCGTGCCCATCTTCAAACGCACCGCTCGACATCACGAAAGAGAAGGTGTCCGGCAATTGCGACCAAAAATGCAGCTACCAATATCAGTACCAGTCCTCTACTTGTGTGGCGACAAACAAGGGCGGTTACATCTCTCTTGCTTATGACAAGGCACCTTATGAACCTGTGCTCCACAATGGTATCAAATACGACGTCACCGAGGTGCGATTGTTCATGCCCTCGATGCATACGTTCCGCAACAGCCGCGTCGATGCTGAGCTGGTGATCATGCACAAGCCCGACGGCGCCGGTGACGCGCTGCTGGTCTGTGTGCCCATCAATGCAACCGCCGCTTTTGAGAACGCCGCATCACGCACTTTGAAGGCTGTCGTCCAATCCGTGGCGGGCAATGCGCCCCAAAGTGGAGAAAGCACAACTGTGAACAATGCACATTTCCAGTTGAACGATTTTATTCCCGCGGGCAAACCTTTTTTCGCGTACACCGCCACCTCTCCTCTGGACGGGTGCAACCAAACCGCCGACTTCGTCGTGTTTGACGCAGGTACAGGAACATTCATCGATCCCTCTGTGTTGGCCACCTGGAAGAAACTGATGCCGAAACCCATTTCGTTCCAGACGCAGCCAGGAGCACTCTTGTATTGGAACGCCAAGGGCGCACAACGTGGACGAGGTGCCACCAGCGATGAAATCTATATTGACTGCAAGCCTGTCAATGCTTCCACGGAGTCTGAGACGGTGGTGAAGGACAAGAAATCGCAATCGAAGTCTCGCTATCAATTCAGTTGGGAGGAGATGCAGGAAAATCCATATTTCTTGATTTTCTTGCAGGCTCTCTTGTTTATTGTGGCAGTGGGTGTATTCGCCTTCCTCATTCGGATCCTGTCGGGACGCACAAAAAGTATTCTGAAACCTGGTTCTTCTTCCTCTTAAGGGATCAAACTGGAGGCGCCATGGGTGTCGTCGAGAACGGGTTTGAAAGACACCTGGGTCGATCCAATGTCGCTGTAACGTGGGGGCGCCATGCGTTTGACCATTTCTTGTTCCAACGTGTACGGGAATTGGTGCATGGGTGAGAAGGGACTCCATTTCTTTTCTTCGGTCGGATAGTATCTCTCTAAATCGGCGCTGCCATTGTCGGATCGGCTGATTAACTCGTACGCGGCTACGAGTCCGACTACGCCTAAAACGGGATGCGCCATGATCAACGTAGCAATCGCGGCGACCACAACCAGTGTTTTGCCCAGCATGGTGTTGACAGACGATGCCATCGAATCAGGCAAACGTAATCCACTGATTATATAAACAACAAGCAAACCTGTCGCTATAAGCTGGGGCAAATGCTTGCGGTCAAATAGTTGTTTCATGTTCTCCATTATTTCCACAAGGGGGCGTTTGTTTTATTTTTCTTCTTCTTTGCGGCAAGAAAAAAAAGACGAAAATGGGTATAAGAGATTTGCTCGAGTCCTCTTTAACAGACAACACGGATCGAGCGATCAATAGATGCAACAGCAAGAGCTAAAGACGACCACTCTTGGTCCGAGAGGTTACACCCTCTCCAAAAAGGAATTCACAGCTGATGAGTTGGCCTTGTTGCGCAAGGAACTAACAGTAAAGCCTTTTACTCTTGGTTCACCGATGGCAGTCGAAAAATCCTTCCCAGCTTACCGCGAATCCGACACCCGGCTCTATGTCCCTCGCTACTTCGGCGAAAAACGATTCGGAGCGCCACAGCAGTGGAAATTGCCGCCGGGACAAGACATTCGTCTGGAATTCCAAGGTCAGTTGCGCGACTACCAAGCGCCCGTCGTGGACAAGTTTCTTCGTCATTGCATCGATGGACGCCAGGGGGGTCTGTTAGAGCTGTACTGCGCGTGGGGAAAGACGAGCTCCGCCCTGTTTATCGCCTCCCAACTCAAAAAGAAGACGCTAGTGATCGTGCACAAGGAATTCCTGATGAATCAATGGATCGAGCGCATCGGACAGTTTCTCCCGAGCGCCAGGATAGGCAAAATCCAAGGCCAGACCATGGACGTCGACGGCAAAGACATTGTCCTGTGCATGCTGCAGTCGCTCGTCTTGAAGGAATATCCCACTTCCCTCTTCGAAAGCTTCGGATTCACGATCATCGACGAAGTGCACCACATCTCCAGTGAATCGTTTTCCAATGCTCTGTTCAAGGTGGTCACGCCGTACATGTTAGGTTTGTCGGCGACCATGGACCGCAAAGACGGCACGACCAAGGTCTTCAAAATGTTTTTGGGGGAAGTGGTGCACAAGGCTGTCCGCGATGGCGACGATGACAACGTCCAGGTGCGTTGCATACGATACGAGAACGACGATCCGGAGTTCAATGAGACGGTGTATGACTTTCGTGGCAATCCCCAATTCAGCACGATGATTACCAAGCTGTGCGAGTACAATCGGCGCAGCGAGTTCCTCTTGCGAGTAATTCACGATATGTTGCAAGAAAACGGCGGCAAACAACAGATCATGGTTCTGGCACACAATCGCAACTTGCTCACCTATATTCATGATGCGATTCAGCACCGTCAATGGGCGACCGTGGGGTATTACGTGGGGGGCATGAAAGAGGCGGCTTTGAAAGCCACCGAATCAAAACGCGTGGTGGTGGCGACCTATCAGATGGCGTCGGAGGGTCTGGACATCAAGACGCTGTCGAGTGTGATTTTTTGCACGCCCAAGACGAGCATCGAACAGAGTGTCGGACGCATCTTGCGAGAGAAGAGGAGTCACCAGTCGATTGTGGTGGACGTCGTGGACAAGCACGACATATTCCAGAAGCAATGGTGGAAACGCAGACGATTTTACAAGTCGCAGGGTTACAAAATCGTCGAAACCCATTCGCATAGTTATACGCCGGACATTAGCAGGTGGCGCGTAACTTCTTGTCCAAGCAAAAACAACAACAACGAAGAACAAGAGGAAGAGGAAAACTTCGATGAAGAGTCAAATGGGATAGTAGAAGAAGAAGAGACGAAGCCGACCAAGTGTCGAATTTTGTTAAAAAAGAAGAAATGAATTTTTTTTTGTTATCATCACAATCACATGTCTAACAAAATCTAACAAAAGTTTTCTAATTTCTAGAGGGGAATCCCATGTTTGTAAAATGATTGTAATTGTCGATATTTTCACCGAGAGTGTTCAGGTGATACGGAGGAGGACTTGCCAAGGCACTATTGTAAGGGCTCAATGGGCCGCCCAAGGAATAGTTAGGCGAGTAAGGAGTATTGTTCATGTACTGTCCGTATCCTCCCCGCTGTCGTCTTCTCGCTGCTCTTCTGGTTCTTCTCGTGTGCTTTTTCTTGAGATGCTTTTTGCTTTTGACTCTTTTGCTCATTTTGCTGCTGCCGCGTTTGTGTTTGTGATATTTGTGGAGACTTTTTCGAAGAGCACTTCCTGCGATGAATATGGCGCCCTCGGCGCCGCCTCCACTCTGACCACAAGGAATATAAGAGGCAGCGCCTTGTACGTTGCTTAATGGTTGCGGAAGCACCGCAGGATTTACTGTCTGTGGCAACACAGTGCTGGTGAAGGCGCTTCCACTGAAATTGGATCCGTCGATGTTGACAAGCGATCCATTAACACCTTGATAGGGAACATTGGTACTAACCGCAGGCGAGTGATTAAACGCGAAGACCATATGCTTTCAGGGTTTTTTTTGCTTTTTGTGAACACTACTATTGTCTGTCTAAAAAAAAACTTCAGACCGCGAGGTCACCGCTTCATCGGGTCTAGCGACTTCCACAGGCACCCACTTCTTGAACCGCGGATGATAACGACAACGCATGGGGAAGCTCGCCTCCAGGGAAACAAATTTGTCGACACGGTCGTCTTCGAATTCGTCTTCGTTGTCGCTCTCTTCTAAAGCATCCAAATTGTCATTTTCTTTGATGTTTCGAAACAGGCGGTTCAGCATGACGCTGGTCTGATAGTCGGGAACGCAAGCGATGTCGAAGTATTGAGACGCCCCGTCTTTTTCCTTGGTCGACAACACGTACACATCGTTTTGCAGCTCTGCCGTGACCTGGAACACTGCGGTAGGGTTGGTTTTGGGACGTTTTGGTAGAGTTTGAGTCTGAGTATGAGTTTGAGTTAGAGGCTGAGGCGACTGAGGAAACCTTGGATACTGCTTTCGGGCAAGAGGACCGAAAATCACGAAATCCGCACACAAGGCAATTTGGCTCAAGTCTCGCTGAAACACCTCCAGCAACAACTGGTCCTTTGCTTTTGCCCGACGCATGTCCTTGCCAAAACAAAACAACAGATCATCGATCAGAAAGCACCGCTGCCGCTTGTAATGGAAGGTGGTTCCCGTGAAAATGGTGCCATAAGCAAGACGGTCACTGAAGCTTGTCGTCACGAGCTCCACTTTCAGGTTATCTCCCATCTCGATCAGTGCGCAGACATTCGATGCGCCAAACGTGGTGAACCATGCATAAAAGCGAGGGGAAACATTCTTATGACAGCTTGCATCATAAGAACGTTCAGCAACCGGGAATTGTTTCCAGAATTGTTTTGCGTCGTCGTCGTTGAGAAACATTTGTTTGTTTGTGTGTTTTTTTTCGGGATTTTTGTGTGTGTGTTTGTCTCGCCTTTTTAATTCGTTTTGAAATTTTTCATGAAATTCTTCAATTCCTCTTTCATCGGGTCTTCCGTCAAAGATGGAGGCGAAGGAGGAGGCAATTGATCAATGGAAGAAGTGGTCGCTTCCTCTTTGGCACTCAACGTCTCTAAGATTTGCTTGTACACCGGTGACCCCGCTAAATTGGAGTGACGCACTTTGGGGACAGTGAATGCTTGCTGAAAATACTGCAACAAATGATGCACGAGAAAGATCAACAAGAGAGACACCAGTGCTGTCTGCAAGATCCAACCGATCATACTTTTCGCCTGTTTTTTTTCCTTTTTTCCTTTTTTTGAAAGCGTTGTGTTAAAGTCAAGATTTCAATAGCATCGATAATAACTCATCAAATTCGGATCGGAAGAACAACTGCTCTGGAACAAACTTGTCACATTCGAAAAAGAATTGTTGGGGGACCTCGTCTTTGTCGAATTCGATCACCAAGGCCAAGGACGATTGAGCATGCAATTTGTAAACCCGTTGGACAACAAAATTCACGATGCTCTTGACTGGCAGCTGCGAGAGCAAAGGTCGCAGCACGTCTCGATCATTGCAAATCACCAGGGACAAGACGTTTCGATGATAGCGGTACTCCATGGTCTGGTACGTGGTGTCCAAAGACGTCTCCAGGTATTGCTTGGCCTGATTTTGATTTTGATTTTGTTGAACGATGATAATTCGGCCGCGTTCCTCTGAGTCGAGTTGCATGTAGGTTTTCTCTTGCCGCATGTAAGGCTCGAAACGCTCGACCGGAATCGTACTGGGTCGGAAATGGTCCAAGTAGACTTTCATTTTTCTTTGTCCCTCGTTTTCGAAAAGGGTTTAAATCGAATTTTTGGCTTTGTAAAAAATGCCCAAAACAAGCAGCAAAGTCGATTTCGTCATTGTGGAAAGAGGTGGTACTCTGAAAGCATCGACCTACAATGTCGAAAAGGGGACCGACGAGTTGTACAAAAAATGCGGATTCAAAAAGCCCGACGGGTTCGGCAAACAGACCGATTGGGTCGTTCGCGTCGACGATCAGCGAATCATCGTAACTCTTTATGCGAAGATGGATGGCAAAGCCAACACGGAAAACAAGTATGATTTCCCTCCGCCGGTGGATACCAAGCTGTTTTTTGGCAATTGCGCTCTTATTGCATCAAGGCGGGCAACCAATGCTGATCCGGCCGTTCCTGTGGCCTTGACCCCGCTCACGTGGCAGAAGTGCTATGACTTTCTGTTCGGCGGGTTCGAAGATATCCGGGACGAAAACGATGAGACCGAAGGTGGCTCTGAATCGGAGGCGGATGAGGACGAGCTGGATTTTGTTCCGAAGAGCCGCAAGACCAAGAACGGTTATTTGAAGGACGGATTTGTGGTGGACGACGACGCTGACGAAGAAGAGGAATACGAAGAACCCCGGGGGGGTGACGACGACGACGAAGATTTCTATGAAAAGCCGAAAAAGAGGCGAGGAAGAGGTGCGACTCGACCTCCAGTGGAGTCAGAGTCGGAAGATGAATTGCAGCTCCATGCCGTGGGTTCAGAACTGACCGAAGAGGCGTACGATTACGACGACTGAGAAGAGAAAAATTGATTTTAAAAGACATTTTATCTTCAATTCACAAATCCGTCAAAGATACAAAAAAAACTAAAAAAATGCGTGTCATCGAGGATCCCGACAAATTCCGCGCCGCCGTGCGAGAGGAACTCAAGGCCTACCTCGGGAACGACGACAAGCATGCATCCAATTTGGAAAAGGGCGTGCACAATTGGGCGATCCAACATGCAAATACACGCAAAGTGGTGAAAAAGTGGGACAACCCTTATTTTGTGCAAATCTACGTGGATCATCTTCGAAGTGTGTATGCGAACCTGCAGCGTCAAGAATTGGTGGATCGCGTCCTCAGTGGAGCCATGAAAGCGCATGAGTTGGCTTTCATGACACATCAAGAGATGAATCCGGAGAAATGGCGACCCTTGATCGAAGCCAAAATCCAACGTGACAAGCACAAATACGAAGTGAACATGGAAGCCGCAACAGACATGTTTACCTGCCGCCGTTGCCGCGGCAAAAAATGCACGTACATGCAGTTGCAGACACGTGGTGGTGACGAAGCCATGACTACTTATGTGACCTGTCTCACTTGCGGCTGCCACTGGAAATGTTGAACATCAGACACATTATTATTAATCTCTGATTGGTCTAATAATAATAAAATTTGCAAAAAATGAATCACTACGTTATTATGTTTTTTGTTATGGTGATGTCAGGTTTGTTATCGACAATGAACGTGTGGGTAGATAAAGTAGATGATGTAAGATTTAGTGTAAATGACGTATACATGACGCTGCTGATGACAGGGTGGATGTTTTTCTTTATGGGAGCAATTTATCGAGAGGTGTATGTTTTCTTGATCGGTTTATCATTGATAATTCTCTGTATATGGTGCATCAGAAATCAATTCCTTGTCACAGAATTTCAATACAAATTGGGCATGATACCACACCATTCAATGGCAGTTCATATAAGTAAGAAATTGCTTGAAAAAGAAAACAATATATCACCCTTTTTGAAAAATATAATAAAAACCCAACAAGATGAAATTTTATTTCTGAAAAGATAGGTACCGATGAGACAGCCTGTTGTAACTTTTATCATTCCCTCTATTGGACGTGCGTCGCTGAATGATACGCTGAATTCGTTAAAACGGCAGACGTTGCCTGATCAATGGTCAGCGAGAGTCATGTTCGACGGCGTCGAGTCAACTATCCGTCCAGACGACGATCCCCGCGTTGAAATCCTCACGTGTGAGAAGGTGGGGCACACGGGTCAGATACACAGTTGCGTCGGCCAAGTGCGCAACCTGGCATTAGAGCTACCAACAGCAACAACAACAACATGGTATGCATTTGTGGACGACGACGACATCGTCTCTGACGATTACGTGGAGAGGCTTCTCCAAGAAAGCGAGGCGCATCCTGACCAAGACATAATTGTTTTTCGCATGGTCGAAAACATTTATGGCAGAAAAGTCATCCCGGGCGAGCACGAATTTGAGTTCGCGCCCTGTCGTGTCGGCATCAGCTTTGCGATCAAAGCGGCAACTGTCAAGACCCGATTCGTGCCTTCGGAATTTGAGGACTGTTCTTTTCTTCAACGGGCCATCCAAGAAGGATCGAAGATCATGGGGTCTCCATACGTGACCTATTTTGTGCGTGACCGAACGCCTGTGACACAGTCTTTTGTAGGTGGCAACCGTTTCTTCTGTTCCAGATGATGAAAATTATATATCGATTTAAAATGTTTCTGACGAAAGTCTCACAAATAGCTGGAATAAAAAAAAAATGATCGCATCCTCTTACTTTTTGTTTTCGCTGGTTGTGGTGGCTGCCGTCCAGGCATTCAACAAATTTCCTGTGCCCATGCCCGATTTCCGTGGCACTTCCAGGCGATTGGAGATTGATGTGTCGCCTCCTCTTTACATTCTTGCCTGGTACAATTGCAAAGGCAAAGATGAAATTGTCCGCATGATGGACCAATCCGGTCTGCGTTATTGTCTGATAAACGTGAACTTGGATACCCCTCTTTTTTACCGTGATGAAGAATTGATAGCAGACAACGTGTTTGATATCTATTTTTATTTGTACCACAAGTACTTTTGATAAAGCATTAAAATAAAATCATTGTACCAATGTGAAAGGCTTTTATTTTCTTTGCCATTTTCCAGAAGAAGAATGCAAACACGACGACGACGACACAAGAGAAAGACGAATCGAACAAAGACCAAGAGAACAAAGACGATGCGCAGTCGGAGACAGAGAGGTGGCGAACTCCAGTTTCGATTCCCCTCTCGGGTGGTGTTCGAACACGATATCGCGACTGACCAATTTGAAATTGTCAAAGGAGGCCTAAAAGGTGGCAGTGACGAAGGCAAAGAGACTGTTGAGATTCAGATGCCGGATACACTGGTTTGCAAACCACCGTCCAAAGAGGAAATGTTCAAGGTGAGGGAATATTTAACGCAACTTTTAAAAGAAGGAAATAGACTGAAAGTGCACTATGAGGCCTTAACACCGCCACAAGATCTAGCTCTTCTTGTCCTGATGCTGAAGTACGATGTTTTTTGCAGCTTCGGCAGAATCGGCCAGACGAACAGGCCGAGATTCTTGGTTGGTATTGTGCTTTCCATCGAGGACGGAAACCTCGTCCCAGCGGACCCAGACACGTATGCGGAATTCGTAGAAAAATTCAAGAATTGTTATGAGCGGAACCTGTCCAGTATCGTCATTTGGTTGTCCATTAGATATCACGGCTCTCAAGATAACCACCGTTGTCTGTTGTTTTATCGTCGGGCTAACAATACGATGGAGTTGTTCGATAATCTCGGGCGCAATAATGGCACGGTCATCGCCGGCGTGAAGGCGTATATTGACGCACTGAACGAAGCAGGATTTATTCAAGGCATTGGCAAAGTGAAATTAGTTGTGACGCATGAGGAATGCCCACTCAGGGCCGTTCCACCCACAACCAGAAAGGAACGACCAGGCACATGCCAACTGTACAGCTTGTTTTTTGCGGAGCTGTGTTTGAAGAATCCTTCTCTAAGTGGGAAGGAGCTTTACCAGTTAATGGGCAAATTCAACGAGCAAGTTGCTTTGATGCTGCTTAATAAGAAAGTAGGGTGGAGTGACTTATCTGCTCGTGAGCAGAACAATCGCAAGAATGTCATGGCCAGTCAGATCAGCGAGGCAATCATTGACGCATATGGTGATTTTGTCAACAAAACAAATTACAAATATTTCTGGTGGTTGATACAGCCGGCTTTCGATAACATTGCCAAAAGAGAAAACCAAGATGATTTGCAGCATCTCCAAAAAGTCGCCTTAGAAATGTACGACAGTGGCGACCACAGCGTCTTGCTTGCTTTCACGAAGTCTGTGTATCGATTTATTGACTTCACGGTGGACCCCATTGATGTCGACGTCACCGAAGGACAAGAAGATGAACAAGAAGATGATTACAACCCATATTATTTGTATGATTTGTTGCAAATAGACGACCCGACAGAAGAGGAATTGCATGAGACTCAATTGGCCGTGTGGGGAAAATTGAACGAAATCAAAGCCAACCTGCGCGACGAGGTTTGCAACATCGATATCGATATCTCTTAGCTCCCGAAGCATCATATTATTTTCTCAAGGACGGCGTCAGGGAAGGAAGCGGACACTTTCCGCAGAAACAACGCACATGGATTCTTCGCCAATGTTTTTTGCATGAGTGGAACATCCCGCTCATCATAAAAAACATGCGGGCCCGTCTTACTGGACATTTGCGTCCAATCGGTCGCGGTCGAGCTGTGCTCGCACAGCACATCACTGGAACCCCGAAGTGTACCATAGAATTCCAAGACGATCGCAAACAAACTCTCGTTTGCGAGACCGCCGTTGCAAATGACCCGAAGCAGCCTCTTTTGTTCAAAGGCGAAACGCATCACCAGCGCAGCGTGCCGCCGAGTCAAGACGAACCAGGGATCGTGGCACAGGCGCCAAGGTAACGGTAAGAGACGCAAGTTGGCACGACGATGGAGCTGAACATTGTGCGCCGCCGGCGACCATCGCAACAGGCTTTTGTCCGCGTCTTTTGAGAAACGTTCCAAGAACACATCCGGAGAGACGATGGGAACGCAGGACTCGGTAAGAAAACAAAACCATCGAACATCATAGCTATTGCTATCGCTATCGCTGTAACCCAGCGCGGCTTCGATTAGCGCCAGGTAAGCAGGAATGACATGGTAATACGACGTGCTCTGAGGTTTTACCATGTGCGATCGAATCCATTCGCTTTGGACAAGGAAGGGTCGTTGGCAGTGAAAGAATACACGGCAGCCTGTGGTTTGGTCGACCCATTTTCTCCACAAGGCCTCTTTGTTCAATTCATGCGAGACGAGGAAACACAGAGCAATGAGCATTATTGTTCTCTTTGCTTCAGATCCAAAAAAATAAAAAAATTTTCGAAGCGCAAGTCAAAAAAAAATACATATACGAACATACACACACGATACAATAAAGGACGAAATGCGATTTGTTAGATATGCAATGACGCTGTTAGCACTGGGTGAAGCGAGACGTTTAGTCACTCTGAGAACGATCAACCCGACGACGACCTCCACCAAAGTAATCTCTATTTCGCCAGGCGGCTTCTACGGGTATTACGAATTAGGTGTGGCGTCCTATCTGAAGGACAATTACGTTCTAGATGACTGCGTCTTCTCAGGTGCCTCCGCTGGCGCATGGATTTCCCTGTTCATGACTTACAAAGGCGACGACGACATTGTCCATCGTCTGGGTTTCTTGAACAATGAGTTCCGCAACATTCGCTCGATTGAGGTCCGTCTAAAGAAACGCCTTCTCGAACATTACCAGACGTCTGATTTCGATTTGTCCCGCCTCTTCGTCGGCGTCACACGATTGTGCACTACCGACATCTACACAGATTTCGACACCCTGGAAGATGCCATCGACTGCTGCATAGCGTCGTCGCACATCCCTTTCATTACGGGTCCGGCAGTCAACATCTACGATGGATACCTCGCTTTCGACGGCGGTTTCAGTCGCAAACCCTATCTTGATCTGTGTGAACCAATCCTTCATATCACCCCAAGCATTTGGAAGCCGCTCTTGAAGAAACCCGAAGAGTCTGTGCTGGATTCTTACAAGGTGCTCCTCGACCCCGGAGAACTCGACTTTGTTCGCTTGTACGAGGAGGGTTACAATGACACACGGTATGCCTGCCAGACCTTTTCCAAATATTTCAACAAAGCCACGGGTAAATTGTCGCATTTTCCACCTTTTCAAAGAAAAGCTGGTCTTGAAGACGACGAGGAGGAGGATGAGCGCAACCCAGAGAAATGATAAAAGCTAGTGGGTTTAGATTCGTCAACCGCTTTTCTTTCAAACAAAAAAAAACAACAGAACAAAGAATGTGTGGCATTTTCGGTATTGTCACCTGTGAGCAACAAAATGTGGCGACAACGGTTTTGAATGGCTTGCGGCAGCTCCAAAATCGCGGCTACGATTCGGCTGGAGTCGCCTTGTTGCAGTCCGACGGCACACTCCATGTTCACAAATACGCTTCCACGCCACAAGAGACTGCGATCGAGAAGCTGGAACAGGCAACTTCTCGTTCCTCGGCTTCATCGTCCTCTTCCTCTGTTGGAATCGGACACAACCGATGGGCCACGCATGGCGCGAAAAACGACACAAATGCGCATCCCCATTTGTCCCACGGGGGTCGTTTCGCTGTTGTCCACAACGGAATCATCGAAAACTATCGCGCCCTGAAAGAATTCCTGCAGAGCCATGGAACTGTCTTCTTGTCGCAGACGGACACGGAAGTAGTTGTCAACCTGATTCAGTATTATTTCGATCACGACGCTCGTGGATCCACCACACGCGCCATTCAGCGCACTTTGGAGGAAATCCAGGGAACATATGGCTTGGTCATCATTGACCGCCTGCAACCCGACCGTCTGTACGCGGTTCGCAACGGGAGTCCCCTGTTGGTAGGCGCCACCGACGAATACGTCATCGTGACCTCCGAGCAGTCGGGTTTCTGCGGACTGGTGAACACGTACATCACGTTGTTGAACGATGATTTATGTACCGTGTCTCTCAACCAGCGAACAGTGCAGTTCACGACATCCCACGAGTACAGTCATAAGCATGTCTCTCTGGGCGCATTCGACCTGACCCCGCAACCGTATATGCATTGGACACTGAAAGAGATCTTCGAGCAGCCCATGACGGTGCAACATGCGATCAATCGTGGAGGCCGAATTCGCTCGTCCACGGAAGTCAAACTAGGTGGCCTGGAACCGCACACCGACCGCTTAAAAAACATCGACCATTTGGTGCTTCTTGGGTGCGGGACGTCGTTGCACGCCTGTCTGTTCGGCGCGCGGATGATCAAGCGGATGTCCCCTTTCAAGACGGTGCAGGTGATTGACGGGGCAGATTTGGTCGAAGAAGACTTGTGTCGCTCTGGAAACACGGCCTTTGTGTTGGTGTCCCAATCGGGAGAAACAAGAGATCTGCACAAGTGCCTGCTGTTGGCGAAAAAGCTCGATATTTTCACCATCGGTGTCATCAATGTCGTGGACTCCCTGATCGCCAGAGAGGTAGACTGCGGCATTTACTGCAACGCGGGGCGTGAAATGGCGGTGGCGTCGACGAAGGCCTTCACGAGCCAAGTGATCAGTCTGTCCCTCCTGGCGATCTGGTTCGCGCAAATTCACCAGGTCCATGAGCGTCAGCGTGCTCACATCATTGCAGATCTGCACAATTTGTCGAACGACTTTTCCAACACGTTGGCGGACCTGGAAAGCGACGACGATTTCAAGAACATTGTTCAGACGTTTATGGAATACCAACATGTGTTCCTGTTAGGCAAGGGGTTGGACGAATATGTGGCAAAGGAAGGGGCGCTCAAAATCAAAGAGATCGCCTATTTGCACGCGGAAGCGTATTCATCGACCGCCTTGAAGCATGGTCCCTTTGCCTTACTCGATGAAGACTTCCCGACGATTTTATTGCATTGTGCGGAGGAACACCATGCGAAAAACATGAATTGCCTCGAGGAGGTCTATTCGCGGCACTCGCCTGTCGTTGTAATCACCAACTCGCGCGATTTTTTTTATCATGACAATGTGCCGGTGTTGCGCGTGGCTCACAATGCCACGTTCAGCTCTTTGTTGGGCGTCATTCCCTTGCAGTTGTTGGCATATTATGTGTCGGTTGGCAAGGGCATCAACCCAGACATACCGAAAAATTTGGCGAAGGTGGTCACTGTGGAATGAAAGAGTAGATAGGTATAAAAAAAAAGAACACCAAAGAGCAAAGCAAAAAAAATATGTCTGGAGGTGTCGTCTTCCTCAAAAATGTGCCACAATTGAGAGTCAGTTGGGAGAAGGGAGCGACGTCATGGGTCGTCACAGGGGATGATGGAATCCGCTTCTACAAGAGAAAAGAGGACAAAAATGAAAATGAAACTGCACCTGGCCATGTGAACCCAGAACTGTGGATTCTCAACGAAGAAGATTTGTTGCAAAAATTGTCATTATTTCTTACAAAAAAAACCAACTCGATACATACATCCTACTAATAATCTTATTCTAAAATGCAATGTTCTCCAAGTCTTTCACGAACCAGTACTCACTTCCACCATTCGGCAAAGGCCGACGAATGATGAAAGGAATCTTTTTCTGTTCCAACTCCATTTGAGCGATTAAATAGCCATCCAAGATGGGTGGATTGGTCGGCACAGAGACCAGGGGACGAGCACCGCTGTTGATCTGCTTTGCGCGCTGCCCCAAAATGCGTGTCTTCTCGTATTTAGTCAAGAAGGGAACTGTTCTGTGAAGCTCGTCGATGATGACATTATTCTCGTCTCTCACGACCTGGGCAAGTGCGTCGATCTCTTCGTTGCTATGCAAAACCGTCTCGGGGTGAGTTTCGCGAATGTAGTCGCGGTTGATGTTCGCATTGAATTTTTGCAGATACTTTGACCCGTATTCGTCGTCATCATCGTCATCATCCTCCTCACCATCGTCATCTTCGTTGTTATAAATCTGGTTCAGTTGCTCAGAGTCCGTCAGTGTCAGACCCCCATTGTTGCCTCTGCGTTTCTTGCTCTTTTGCCGGACGTCGTCGTCGTCGTTTTCGTCTTCGTCGTCTGTGTTTTGCAGTCCATCGTTGTCTTCTTCACGGCCTTCGTCTTTCTCTCCTTCTTCGACGTCCTCTTCTTCCTCGTCTTCATCGCCATCTTGATCAACTTCTGCTTCATTGTCGACATCATCTTCTTCTTCATCAACGACAACATCCATTTGATTCTCGTCGTCCTCATCTCCGTCTTCTTCGTCATCGTCGTTTTCCTCATTTCCCTCCTCCTCCTCTTCCTCCTCTTCTTCTTCATCGTCTCTGGCGCCACCTTTTTTATTGTTTTCCTCGTCAGAGAAGGATTGGTCATCATCGTCATCGTCGTCGAAATAAGATGGCATTTTCAATAAGGGATTGCCTGTTGAATTTTATTTTAATTTTAAGTGGATTTTTAATTTGGACGCGGCAAAGAGGATAAGCACAGACGCTACAAAAAATCAATTTTTTCCTCAGTTTACTTCTGCTCATCACTCTTCCAAACAAAATCACAAACAGCGCACAAATAAACATACTTCATATTGATGTCATCGTAACGCAAATACAATATTTCTCTCTTGCCACCCTCTTCGTTGCTCGCGCATTGCTCGTTGGGACAAGGCACGCGGTTGATACGTGGCAACGTGGGGTCCAACTTCGTGTAACGATTGATGAAACTACTAAAGTCACGATCGTTGCGCTTCAGGTTTGTGGACAAGATGGTGACACTCTTCTGATACATGGCGTCGTCGACGTTGCCACAATTCCGGCAATAATAGGTGAGCTTGTTGGGGTCATCCTTGTCGATGGTGATGTAATACATGTTGCTGCAGACGGAACAGAAGTGCATGATTTTTCGTTTGTCCTTCTATTTATTCTGGGTGGTTGGATTTATTTTCTTGTTGCTGGTTGCCTTTCTCTGAAGAACTCATGAGGAATTTTTAAATTCAATTTTTCTCTTTTCCCCTGATGCATGCAGTAGACCAGGAAATTCCAGATTTACCAATGGAATAAGGCAATCCATTTAGAAATACTTGCTTGAATGCATAATCAAGGCACTTCAAGTGAAGAAGGGGAAAAAAGAAAAAAATTGATTTATCCCTGATTGCGTCATCTCTTTCGAAACCGCAAATCCCAAAAAAAAAAGAAGGCGACACACACAAAAAAAGCAAATTGTGGATGACGGACGCCTCTTCTTATCGCGATTTTCCAGATTTTTTGTCAAGGCATGCCGTCACCAAAGATGCCAAGGGGCGCGCCACGAAAGAGAGCACTCATACCCGCGTCCCCGGTCTTGACCACAATGGCCAAAAGAAATATGGCGGTTCGTATTGCATCCCCTCCGAAGAATTACCTGTCTTCTATCAGTTGTATTGTCAACATGTCCTGCTGAAAAATCACGACGAGCATTTGACCGAGCGACAATTGAGCGAAGGTGGTCCCATCTTGATCGACCTAGATTTCCGATTCCCCGCAGGCGTCCAACAGAGACAATATTCCCAAGACCACAAAGATGCGTTGTTGGCCCTCTATTTGGAGGAGCTGTCGAAGATGTTTGACTTCGATGCTCGGCCCTTTCCCGTCTTTGAGATGGAAAAGCCCAACGTCAATGTCCTGCCTGACAAGACCAAAGATGGTATCCATATCATCATCGGCATCCAATCCGATCCGATTGTGCAGACCATGTTGCGCGATCGAGTCCTGACGCGCATCAGCTCCGTCTTAGAGGACTTGTCTCTGACGAACACGTACGAAACGGTACTCGACAAGGGCATCAGTGAGGGTACGGTGAATTGGCAAATGTATGGCTCGCGGAAGCCCGGGAACGAAGCGTATGAATTGGTGCGCTATTTGACGGTGAGTTTCGGGGAAAATGGCGAATGGGAAGCGGAGGAGCAAGACTTGAGCAAGTTCAGTTTCAAACGTGACTTGCCCCTGTTGTCGGCGCAATATAACCAGCACCCCAAGTTTCCTCTGTTGAAAGAGGCGCAAGAGGAGCATGACAAGCGATCCAAGCAGGGAAAAGGGGGTGCCAAAAAGAAGCGGACGTTGCCCGCCAATTTCGAAGTGGTGGAGGGAAGTGACGACGAGGACAATCCCATCGACGAAGAAGATCGCGAAATCAAGGCCGAGGAGATCACCAACCGCGAGATTCTGTTGCGAGCAGAGGCGCGCATGTTGCGCAAATTCAGCAGCAACACGGTGGAAGGGCTCGCTGTCCACCAGGCACACCAATATGCGCAGATTTTGCCAGAGAAATATTATCAGCCGGGGTCGCATGACTTGAATCGGCGCGTCGCCTTTGCCTTGAAAAACACCCACCCTTCCCTCTGGGTCTCGTGGATCATGTTACGGAGCAAGGCCGAGGATTTTGACTATGCGGACATTCCCAATCGCTATCAAGAGTGGAAGACCTTTCACAGGCCACCAAGGGATGGCGGGTTGACGTGCGCCTCTATTATTTTTTGGGCCAAGCTCGACGCCCGCGAAGAATATTTGAAGTTGAGAGAAAGCAACATCGACCATTACATCACCGTGTCTATCGACACCGATACCGATTTTGATCTCGCCTTTGTCCTCTATTTGATGTTCAAAGATAAGTTTGTATGCAGCAACCTCAAGAACAATACCTGGTATGAGTTCAAGAGCCATCGGTGGCACATTGACACCGGAGAATCCCTTCGCCTCGCCATTTCGCGCGACATGTATTTTTTGTATCAACAGAAGCAGGGGCAATATTTCGAGCATTTGCAGACGCTCAGCGCGAACAACAATGCCAATAACGACAACACGGAAGCCATCGTGAAGCTGCAAGCGCGTATCAAGAAGATCGTGACGGTCAGCATGAAGTTGAAGAACACCAGTAACAAAAATCATATCATGACGGAGGCCAAGGCGCTGTTCTATGATCGCAATTTCATTCGCAACATGGATGCGAACCCTTATTTGCTGTGTTGCACCAACGGCGTGGTCGATTTCCAAAACAACGAGTTCCGACCAGGTCATCCGCTGGATTACATCACCAAATGCACTGGCGTACCATTTATTCCCATGCAGCGTCTTTTGACGAATAATAATAGCAACAACAACAACAGCAACAGCAGCAACAATAACAACTCTGTTACAGTGGATGCCAGTTACAACGACGTATATGATGACGATCCGCGCATCATGAAAACCGAAATCGAATTGTTTATGAAGCAACTCTTTCCACGCGCGGACACCGACCGCTATATGTGGGACCATTTGGCATCCGTATTGATCGGTGTCAAGAAAGAGCAGGTGTTTAATATTTATCGCGGCAGCGGCAGCAATGGCAAATCGATCTTGACCGACCTGATGTCCAAAGTGCTTGGTGATTACAAGGGCACCGTGCCAATTACCCTGGTGACCGACAAGCGCGTCAGCTTAGGTGGTACCTCGTCGGAAGTCATTCAGCTCAAAGGCATTCGCTATGCGGTCATGCAAGAGCCGTCCAAGGATGCTTCCATCAATGAAGGTGTCATGAAAGAGATGACCGGCGGTGACCCCATCCAGGCCCGTGCGCTGTATTGCGAGAGCGAGATTTTCATCCCTCAGTTCAGTCTGGTCGTGTGCACCAACAATCTGTTCGAGATCAAGAGTAACGACGATGGCACCTGGCGCAGAATGAAAGTGGTCGATTTTGTCTCCAAGTTCTATGATGAAAACGATGCGATCGAAGACACGTCCCCGTATCGATATCCCAAGGACAAATCGCTCAAAGAAAAGCTAGGCAAATGGGCGCCGGTGTTTTTGAGTATGCTGGTCGAGAGGGCGTTTGCGACTCATGGTGAAGTCAAAGATTGTTTCCAGGTGACCGAAGCCTCACGCAAATACCGCGAGGGTCAGGATGTATTGGCGTCTTTCATGCATGACCGTATGGAAACCAAGGCCGGCGGATGCATTGGCAAGAGAGAATTGATGAATGAGTTCAAGCAGTGGACAGTAGAGACAGGCAACCATGGACGCAAGATCAAGATGGGGGAGCTGACCGAGTATATGAATTTGCGTTATCCCTTTGACGGGCGCAACAACAAATGGAAAGGCGTATGCCTCGTGGATCCCAACCGTGACATGGAAGGAGGAGGAGAAGGTGCCGAAGAGGAGACGGATTAGATCTATTTTCTCTGTTGAAATGAAATTTTGTTTTGCTTTGCTTTTTTTATTTCATTCGATTTTGATGATGCTTTTCTTTTTTTTCAACCTATAATTCTTAAAAAAAAAAAGAAAAAAAAATAATATCGATCAATCATCACTTGTACACGTTTGTCGGCACCAGATTCATGATCCAATTGTACACTCTCGTCAGCACCCAAAACACAAGCCACACCAGTTGCGGCAAAAAAATGGTCAATAACACGAGAGCGAATCTGCGAAACCAAGACAACTTGCTTGTGAAGACGACGGACAAGATATATACAAACGCTAAGCATGCATAAATCCACCACAGGTAGCTGTAATGGGTCTTCAAGCTCTCTTGTTGTTGCGTCTCGTACACTGACCATCTATTTTTACGCAGCAAAGTGTCCCATGCGCGTTGCTTCTTCTGGTCAAAGTAGTTTTTCTGGTTCGCTTGCAGGCTCTCTAATTGCAGCAAAGACTGATACGTTGCTAAGTCATCATCGAATGTTTGCCGCATTTTGTCGGCTTTATCCCACGCACTTTCGAACGATTTTTTCACGGCGGCGGCTATGCCGTCTGTCGGTGGGACATACATCATTTGGGCGACTTTGTTGCCAATATCATCTATCTTGTTCATATTTCAAATCGCTTTCGTCCTTCGTCTTAACTGATACTATGGTCCGAAAAAAAAATATTATTGTTTGCACTGGTTGCTCTGGGGGTCCCACTTGGTCGTGCCGCCACAAACCACACACCGCGCTATCTCCGGATTCCAATTGGTTCCTTCGGCGCAACAAATATTGTTCGCACAGCTTCCGCCAGCAGAGGCAGAGGCGGATGAAGAAGCCTGTACAAGTTTGGGACTAACAGAAGGTGTCGTGGACACGCCGCTGGGGGGAACAAAATTCCAATCGTACTCGTCCCAATTCATGTTGTCGCGGCTCTGGATATCCACAATTTTGCCGCCGACGATGAAGACCGCGACCACGATGACGATGACACAAAGCAAAATATACAAGTTTCTCGGCAACAGTGAGAAATTGAAGAGAACAGCCAAAGCAACCAAAATCAAGGTGCAGATCACCACCACCTGCATGACGCTGGAGTGGGCAGCGTATTGCTTGCCATAATACGTGTTGACCTCGACCATACGAAGCTTGTTGGCGTTGCGGAATTTGTGTCGATCAATCATTTTCTTTTGCTCATTCATCTGTGTCTCCGTCGCATTCAAGACGTTGTTGTTGAGACCAGCGGTCTTGTACAAGTTCAGACGGAGCTGAGCGAGCGCATTGATTGCTTCGATCAACTTTTGCTGGGTGGGTGCATCGGTCGTTCCCTGCAACGTCCTGTACAAGGACTGCTCCCTTGTCTGCAGATCGCTAATTTGATCCACTAAAGTTTTGTTCATACTCGACAGCTGACTAGAATAACTCGGCCCTGACGACGACATTGCTTTTTTTTCGTGATATCTTCTTTTTCTAAGATCACAAAAAAATTAAAATTATCACTTGCGCATGACCGACACCGCCACAATGAGTGTCAAGACTGCCAAAATGGTCCAAAAGGTATATCGGTAACTCTCTGATACCACCAACAAATGGGTGTCCTCCTCCCGGCCTTGCATGGTGGTGTATCCCTCTTTCAAGTCTTGGTCCAACGCACTTACGACGAGGTCCGAGAAAGGTTTGGTGGCGAAGGGATAAGGGGTGGAGCTTTTCAGCGGAAAAGACCACTGGTTGTTGGACAAGTCATACGCGTCGTAATGCGACTTGGTGATGTTGTACATGTCGCAAATATTGTTGCTGCAGGCGTCACATCCGGTCAAGATGGGCTGCCGCATCATCAAGGTCGTCCCCGGGACACTGGCATAATTGCCAGTCATGCTCTTTGGTTGATATCCTTGCGCGCTCGCCGTGTATCCAATGCAAGAGGTTGATGAATTGCATGCTGTCTTGGCTGCATCTTCCGTGGTCTGGAGTGTACCCAGGTTCCCGCCGACCATGTCGGTGTCATAGGCGACATCATAATTGGTTGTTGACAAAGTGTACATGCTACTCGAGTACGGATGCAATCGTCCAGTTGCGTCGACATAACCCACGTGACTGGAGTCATAGTAAACGTTGGTACCTTCATAGCCGCAAGCGGATCCGGGTTTCATTTTCGTCGATTTCATGTCCCAGTCTTTCAATTTGGTGCCACTCACATCGATCAAATAAACGTTGGTTGGAATGGGTGGACATCCGTGTTTTCCGATGGTTGCCTCTTCTATAGACCATGTGGCTTTGTCATTCAATTCTCCAAACGGTCGGAATCGACCCTGATAAGTGACGTATCCGACAACGACAGCATCGCTGCTATCAAGGAATTTCATTCCAAGATACTGCCCTAAACCTAAAGGCCTCCCTATCCTTTTTAAAGTGGTGTTAAAAGAGATATCGTTCCCCTCGATTGTTTTGAAGAGAGGCACTGTAAGTGGATGGTCATCCACAAAGTTTTTGTACACGCCTAAGTGCTCTGTGAAAGGAGTAAAGCCCTCAGTCACGAGATCCACTTGTTCTCGCAATGATTTCCTTTCACGGATTTTGTCTTGGTACTGCTCGAACTGACGGCCTTGTTTCAGTGATTCCATGATTTTTCCTTGTTTTTGCTCAAGAGGAAAAAAAAAGGATGGGAATTGAAATCTAAATAGCAAATTGTTTGACGACAAGAGCTAACAACAGTACCACAAAAAACAGCATCCACCAACTGAACACCAAGCAACTGAGAAGGGTGAACGACAGACCCAGCCACAAAAGCGTCGCCGTGGAAAACGGCACCTGGAACCAGAGGAAGAGCAGCAGCACCAAAAAGAGGAGAGACAAGAGCGCATATAATTTGAGCTGCAAGTTTTGTGAATTCACGAAGAGTCGACTCGACGTGAGTGATTCGTGGTTGTATTGAATGTCTTGCAATTGCTTCTGCAACACGGCCTGCTGCTTCAAGATTTCATCGGGTTGTCCACCGAAGGACTGAATCGTATTCAATTGGGTTTTCAATTCGTCACCGATCCTCACGACAATGGCATACTTTGCTTGCACATCACGCAGGTCCATATACACAGAAGTTACAGGAGATGTTTTGTCGTCAACAGATGTCCAGCTCGAATATTTTTTGCATTTGGATGTGGATGTGTTGTCAAAGGTGATTCCCTTGCAAGTGGTCGGGTCGGCAACGCAGGCCCATTGACATTGTAGTAACGTTGTGGCGCCCTGAACAACGGTTCCTTGAGCTGCGGCGTCGAATTTGCCTGGCGACTGTTGAAGGTTTGCAATCGATTGTTGATAGTTTTTCACGGCGGTCTCATATTCCATTACCTTGGTGTCATAGGCTTTGAGAGCGGAAACCAATTGCATATCCGTTGTCATCGTTTTTTTGTTCCTTCTTGAGAAGGAGAAAGAAATTAGCGATCCCTAAAATCGAGACGAGCTCGGAAAAGGTAACCAAGCAAGAAAAAACAAGCCGCGTAACCAAAGGATGGAAAAGACGAAGGACTTGGTACCAAAGGATTGGAAACTACGACAATGTCACCGCTTGTCGCTTCGCCTGTCGCGAAACGTTTGGCCAAATAATCCATCGTGCATCGCTGAATGTATTGACGCATGGGAGCGCTAACTTTCATTTGTTTCGTTTGAAAATGTTGTGTTAGGTGTTAGTTAATACATTTTGTTTTTCAGGAGCGACGACGCTCCAGTCCGAATCGACGTCGTTGCTTGCGAAACCTTTTCGCGGAAGGTGTAGAATACCATTGCAACTAACAGAAGAATCGACAAAGCCATCTGCCAATTCGTCCAATACTGCTGCCGGTACATGGCTTTCGCGTCGCCCAAGTAGACTTTCCCGGATCGTTTCGCACCAATCATTCGGACCAAATCACTCACCAGACCATCTTTGGGATCGGTCTTCACGTCAGGCAACAAGGTCGTCACAAGTTTTTTCAACTGGACGTCTTGCTTGTAAATGTCGTCTGTGATGGTAGAAAGCTCGTTGATGAGAATATCGATTGCGTCTTTCCATTGTGCAAAATTGGTACTCGCAAGAGCATAGATACATTCAAACCTCGTCTTCAATGCGTTCAAAATGTCTTGATAGCTTATGTGTGATGGTTGAAGTGGGATCGCCGGACAGAGGCTTTGATTGTAGATGGTGTCCTTGTCTAATGAAGCGCGGCCAACCGCTTGCCGGTTGTTTGAATAGGCGGTCGCAAGAATTTGGTCAGACATAGAATATCCAATTAGAATTCAATTAGAATTAACAGGCCAAAAAAAAAGTGTCGTGAAACAAGAAAAAAAAGAAGAAACAAAAAAGGAAAAATGGATGCGTTCAAAAACATTGCCAATTTCAGCAACACTAGCGATTACTTGCCCATTCTAAACGCTGTGATCATCACAGACCTCTTTGTCATTTCTCTTCTTAATGCAGGATGGATCCGATCGCGAACGTTGCGACAGTGGTATGAACGCTTCGGTCTGTCTGCCGTCATCGCCGACGTTCTCGTTATAGTGCTTGCCCTCATCATTACTCGCGCCTTGTATTTCTTTGTTTTCCAGAAATTTTCGATAGTTCAATTTGCGATTCTCGCCGTCATTGTGCAGGTGATCCATGATATATCGTTTTTCGTGTTTTTCTCAGCCATGCCGAAGGGAACGAATCGAATGTTGGATTTCTTCAAAGAGTACGCAAAGGAATCCTCGTACGGTGCCATCCTCTCCGACAGCGGCATGATGGTCATGTCGTCGTTCCTGGCGTCTTTCCTGGCATCTCAGAATTTGAACACCAACATTATTGTTCTAGTCAGCTTTGTGTACTTGTTGCCCTACCTGTTGTTTGCTTAGTCACTAAACGATCCACTCCTTTTTGGTACCTCCGTCGTAGGCAACCGCCAATCCCCTCTCGACAAGAAGGGCGTTCACATGCACTTCTTTCTTGTTGTCTCCTGTGACAAAGACGTCGGCCAGGACGCGTCCGAATTTGTCGGGATGTGGAGATACTTTCAGACGGACATATCGATGCAAACACAATTGTTCGACGGTTCTCTTTGCATCTTGAGCAAGCGCTGATTTGGCCTTGATTTCGGGACAGTCGATTCCAACCAAGCGAATTTGGAATCGATATAGGGGGGATGCAGCGTAAGGCAGCCTAGACGCCACCGTAATTGTATCGCCGTCGTACACGCGAATGACGACGCCACCAGTGATGGGTGCAACGAAGGGAACAGTGTCGCGAATGTCGACGTTGGCGTTGGTCTCCTTCTTGCAACACCTCCACCACATAATATAAAGAATAATTTTATTCAAGAACACTTCGTTCTCTCTTGCAAGATTCCTTTAAGTCGCCTTGTCACGGAACATGCATTGAAGTATCATCTCCACGCGGTTCAAATAAGTGTGATTTTCCATCACAGTATTCATCAATTCGATCACCTTGTTTTTCCTTTCTTCTGGCACAGTGTTCCTTTCAAACGCAAGACCCATCTGAAGAGCTTGGTTGATATCTGGATGGTATATAATTTTCTTCTCAAAGAGGTTGTACACGACTTCGCTGTTAGTAATTCCCATCTTGCCGTATGAGATGTTTTTGAAGATTCTGCACGGCACGTATCCAACGTCGACTTGCCAAGTTGTTTGAATCGCCGGAGCGATGATAGATTGTCGAATAAGCTGTTGGTTAGTCGTCGTGTCGACATTGTTGTTCGCGAAACCTCCGATCACCTTGAAGTTCAGACCATTCCTGTGACAAAAAGTGTGGACGGGCATCAATTGAGGTGTTTGGCATCCGATGAAATAGACATCATTGGTGGTTGCATCGTTTTTGTCGAATTCGTCAATGTTTGCTTGAATCTCATGAGGAAGAAGGTCGGTCGCCCAAGGAAAGTATAGGACAGGATAGTTATTCTCATATTCTGCGAAATGGAAGCAAGGATGCTTGATCTCAGGATCCCCTCTTTTGTAGCAATCTTTGGTGAAAACCTGTATGACTAAAACTTGATTCTGCCTCAAAATGGACGATGATTTGTATTTCCCTTGATCGACGTTGTGCAGAATGTAGAAGCAATCATCTCTCAACGGCATGTTCCGGTCCACTTGCCCCTCTGTGAGAAACAACGAGCCTGCAAAGTCGAACTTACTCACATCATCGGAGTCGTCGAACCAATAAGTATCGTACCCGAGATGCTTGAAAGCTCTGTGAAAAGCAAAGTGAATGTAGCTGTGCGTGTGAGAGTGCAACTTGTGCCCCCATATGACAACTTTTTTGATATTCGTGGGATGCATTCGAACTTTTTTAACCTTTTGTTTTTTTTTGCTTTTTTTTTGAATTCTTAAACGCAATGTCACCAAGCATTTTTTTTCTTTCTGCAGCAGAAACAAATGAAAACACTCGCCGTTGCCTTTTTCGATGGTCCCAAGGTAAAGGGCACGGTGCACTTCGAGGAGACGGATGGAGGTAAAAAAGTGGCGGTTCATGTGAATCTCACCGGACTCAAAAAAAAGGGACGCCATGGCATCCATGTTCACGAGGCTGGCGATCTGACCCAGAAGTGTGATAGCGCCTGTGCGCATTTCAACCCTTTCCAAAAAAATCACGGATGTCGCGACTCCAAAGACCGTCATGCTGGCGATTTAGGCAATCTGGAGACAGACGCCTATGGCCGGTGCATGGCATCCTTCGAGGATTCCGTGATCAAGTTGCGAGGAAGCAAAGCCAATATCCTTGGCAGGTCACTCGTCATTCATGCCGACGAGGACGACTGTGGTTTGGGTGGGTATCCCGACAGTTTGACGACAGGACATTCCGGAAAACGCATTGCTTGCGCCGTGATTGGTTACGCAAAGGAGATGTTTGTTAGCAAATGAGCTCACCCCTTTCCCGAAAGGGCAAGTAAAGCACCAAATAAAATGCATAATAGATCATAACAGAGTTTACGATCCAACACCACATGCTCCACATGGTGTTATCGTTTCTGTAATTGAGGAAGCAAATGAGCAATGTGATCAACGCAAAAGCGAGACCGCCAATTCTTTTCTCGTAGACAAAACTGAACAAGAAGAAGAAAAACCAGACCAGAATAACCGCGATTCTAGGAACAGGGGATGCATCAGAAAACTGCCATCGAAGATGGCCAGTCTGACTGACAGACGAACGAATTCGATTCGAAGAGGCCACATGGATGGCATAGGGAACCGCAAAAATCGAATACATTATCATCAAAAAATGTCGCAGTGGAAGACTGTTGACCAACGCCAAGCTGAAGAAAGGTTGCGATATCAAGAGTAATGTAGCACAAACCGAAAAGATGTGGTTTTTACTTGGATCATCAATGTTTCTCCAGATGAAAAATTCAATGAGCTGCATCAATACAAAAGACATCAAAAAGAGAACAAAGAAGACATTCGAAAATTCTGGAATTTTGTACTGAGTGAAGTTGCTGTTGTAAACTGCCAATGCCACCACAGACGCACTGAATAGAAAAGTGTTCAAAGACACTGTTGCATTCCAACACATTTTTTATCAATTTAATTTTAATATGACATGACAACAAATTTCAAAAATTTCAAATTTGACTAAATTTTAAATTTTCACTTTGACACACACAAACGGTAATATTTTGCCACCACGGCTGTCTTGCTGGGGCGAGAAATCTCACAAACTTGTCCAGGTCGGATACCGATCGCTTGCGCCACCGGATCAAAACGCGAGATTTCGGGAAATTGGCCTTCATTCATAATGTTGTACCGTTTCTTGATTTCTGCGACTTCGGTCGCACTCATAATTCTGTGAGGAGGGACCAAGGCATGCTGCAGCACGTTGAACTGCAGACGTTTGATGCTTTGCACAATAATGAAGAACCCGTCTTGTTCCCAGATGTGCTTGAGAAATCCAATGATGGACTCATTGGGCTCGTCTTTGATCACGATGAACAGGGTGTCCTCTTTGGTGAGGATGCTCTCATTCAAATACAGATCATCGATGATCTTTTGGACGCTGTCTCGGTTGATCTTTTTGCCCAAGAAATAGTGAATGTACACCTTGGCATTATTTTCGGGGTCCCTCTTTTTCAAGAGCATGTCCAGCTGTTCTCTTGAATTCATGCTATTAATCTCGCTGATCGTGAAATTCTTGTGCTCCTCGATGTCGTACCCCTGATCCTCCATGAGGTCAAGCAACGTGTTCCTCGAATTGAACACCGAAGAGATGAGACTACTCGATATCGATGACATTGACTGTTTTTTGTGTTGCCTTACCTCTTTGGATTTGTGTCTAGGCCCTTAATTTTCTTCTTTCAATTTTTTTTTAATTTTTTTCTGTTAGAGTTGGATCTTCTTTGACCCTCCCCCTTGCTGATCCTCCTTTGCCTCCTCTGGTTGCTTCGACTCAGTTGCCCTCAAGATGGGTGGCGTCAATGCGTTTTCAATGCTTGTTGCCGGTACATATTGTGGTTGACGTTGCACGTCGTACGGGGGAATTCCGAATGTTGTTTGCTCTGGTGTCGTTGTGGTTGTTGTTGCTACACCCGGGCGAAGTCGAATATTGAGTGCCTCTCGCACTTCCGCTGCTCCTTGAGAGGTAAAACCTCGCATCGGACTTGACACAGTCGGACTTGTTGGACCAGTGGTTGGTGTTCCGACTGGACTGGGGCGGAAAGGAAGAGGTGGTGTCATTATTGTTTCTGCATTTGTTGTACCTGGTGGAGAGTATGGTGGCGTGGTTGGAACAAGTCCAATATTGTTGCCCATTTGTTGTTGCGGTTGCTGGCCATATTGTGGTTGCTGCAGCTGTTGAGGTTGCTGAGCATATTGCGTTTGCTGCTGACCATATTGAGGTTGCTGCTGTTGTTCCAAATATGGTTGACGTGTTGGCGTCAATTGTGGCAACGGTGGCGAAGCAGGAGTCGAAGCAGGAGTCGAAGCAGGTGTCGAAGGAGTCATCTTTGATGTGACTGGTGCTGGAGAGGAAGGGTAGTAGCCTTCGTCCGACCCAGGAGTTCGAACGGGTGTGTTGAAAAGATTCTTCGGCGGAGGCGAGGCGTAGATATTGCTCTCAGGAGTTATTGGTGTCATGGGTATGGGTGTCATGGGAACAGGTGGCGTCGTCGGTGGAGCAAACTGTTTGCTGATTCTCTTGGAAACTCTCTCCTTTGCTTTGTTGACTTGACTGACGAATTTCTGTTGGTACGATCGCAAGAATTCGCCGGGCATGGCGCCTTCCTTTTTGGCGTACAGAAGCGACTGCAAATTCGTCGACTGGCTCGTCAAATTCATCAATTGGTCGACGTTCTTGTCCGTCAGAATACGCATTTGAACGTTCATGGCTTGCAGCTCCAGAATCAATTGTTTCAAGGCATAGGGCACACGGACGATGCTGAAGGACTTGCCGAATCGGGATTGCACATCGAGAACTTGTCGCCCGTCGGGCGTGTCGGCAAACTTCACCGGGCCATCAGCAAAGGGACTGAAAAACAAGTTGAGCGACGGATTGTACACGGCGATGGCACCCGTCTTGTTGCACACTGCCATGAAATACTCGTCGCCTCGGTCCAAGAAAGACTCGCGCAAAAAATACGACAACCCATGCGCCAAAATGGCGTCGCGCTCCATCTCGCCGATGCGCAATCCACCGTCATTGGCGCGCCCCTGGACCGGCTGACGAGTGAGGATGTTCAGGGGTCCGCGCTCGCGATAATTGATTTTGTCCTTCACCATGTGTTTCAACCGCATGTAGTATGTCGGACCGATGAAGATGTCGGCTTCGATGCGTTGACCCGTCATACCATTGTAGAGAAGCTGGTTGCCGCTCGAATGGTAACCAACCTGTGTCAACATTTTCCCAAACACGGTCGCCTGTGATCCCTTTTGTTCAAAGGCCGTACAATCTCCTCGCGCGCCTTGGGCTGTGCACAATTTCCCAAACAGCGACTCGATCAATTGACCCACCGTCATACGGCTGGGAATCGCGTGCGGGTTGATGATAATGTCTGGACGAATACCATCCGAGGTGAAAGGCATGTCATCTTCGGGAATCAACATACCAATGGTGCCCTTCTGACCATTGCGACTTGCCATTTTATCGCCCACTTCGGGCACACGTTGTTCCAAGATGCGGACTTTGGCGATGCGTCGGCCATCGCTTCCCTCTGTCAAGATCGATTTGTCGACATATCCCATTTGGCCCTTTTTCGTGCCCACCGAGTCATCCTGCGAGGCGTCCGCACCAATGGTGATTTGTCCGATCAACACCGTCTTGTCATCAATGAAAGCACCTTGTTTCACCAGCCCAGCGTCATCTAACATGCTGTAGTCATAACCGGGTTTTTTACCAAATACAGAGGGGCGTTGCTCCACGTTGGTGATCACTCGCCTGGTTTCGGTCGTCGTCAAATCTTCATGCGCTTCGTACGTGGAATAGTAACTGGTGCGGAACAATCCGCGGTCGACGGACCCCTTGTTAATGAGCACGGCATCTTCGACGTTGTAACCGCCGTAACACATGATAGCCACGATGGTATTGACCCCATAAGGACTGGCTTGATCTGTCATCAATTCCAGGTATTTGGATTGAATCAGAGGCGTCTGTCCGTACTCCAATACGACCGACGTCTTGTCAAAACGCACGGGATAATTGGTATGGTACGTGGCCACTGCTTGGCGGCTCTGCCCACAGGAAAAGACGTCGCGAGGCAATTGGTTGTGTTCTGGATACGGGATGCTGTTGCCCATCACGCCAAAAAGCATACTCGGATCGATCTCGAGGTGCGTGTACAAATCATTTTCGTGGAACTCTGCGACCGTCGATGCGATCAAGGCGGATTCCTCTTCGGAGACGTCAATGTAATCCACACAGCCCTTACTGGAAACCAGTTCTTCAAGGGCCTTATCCGCTCCATACAATTCTTGACGAAGAAAAAACCCTGGAACCGTCTCGGAGCGAGCATTATCGATCGCTGGTGTGAATCCAGTGACAAATTGCCGCCACGTCGCGCTAAGAACTTCCTGTTGACCCACAATTTCATAGCTCACCTTGTTGCCGTCTCGATAGAAGATGGGTCGTTCCACGCGTCCGCTGTCGCTGAAAATGTAGACCACGTTCTCCCCAACACGGAATGATGCGCTCAAAAAGAGTGGTGCCAGACCCAGTCGGCGCATGTTTCGCACTTCCTCGACGAGTTGAAAAGGCGATGCATGCACACCGATCCATTTCCCATTCACGAACACTTTTGTGTAGCAAGCCAACAGACTCTTCGGACTCACCTTCTCTATGGGCAAGACACCAAGGTCTCCAACGACTCTCGCTACATCCTCTGTCGGATATCCGTTGGAAATGCGTGTCCCGATGGCCATATGCTTATGCAATCCGACATTGCCACCGTCTGGAGTATCGACCGGATCAATGTATCCCCATTGCGAGCTGTGCAACAGATGGGGTCGAATCACCTTCGCCGACGCTTCAATAGGCAGGTTCAATTTGCGAAGTTGCGAAATAAAGGAGAACCAAGACAGGCGACTGAGATCTTGCACAATCCCCGTGCGATTGTCTGGCCATTGTCCCTTGAAAGCGCGGCGAAATCCAGTCTCCACGAGGCGGGAACGGAAAATGATTTCACGCTGATCGTTCACCAATTCTGAAAACCGGTTGCCCTGATATTCCCGGTTCGCGTCGTACAGGTGCTCCGCTGTGGCGGCGATGTTGACGACTTGTTTGCGATACAGGTCTTTAAAGAGATTGTACAACAGCGCGCCCGATGTTTCCACGCGCTTCAACAAGAAACTGTCTCTGTCCGTCGGCGGTTCACGTTTCGTGACAAGGAGCAACAGGCGATACACCATGAATCCAACAAAATAGGCCTTTTCGAGATACAG